CATTTGTGCGGACAATGTTGAGTGCCTAAGACCGTGGGTGGTGATAGATACTCTAAGAGATTCCCAATCATGTGTTAAGTTATTCTGTACGATGTTATCTACGTCTCTCTTATATGTATCTATTGGTAGTATGCCATCGTGATACTTTGTACGTGAAAAGTTACCACATGCTCCCTTCTCTATTGCTAATTGATTAGATGCTTTAAGGAGATAGTATTGGAATGATTCTGTTAGGTCATGGACTAACTGCCATGCTTCTGGGTCAGCATAGTTAACTTTATTCTTAGCAAGATAATGTGCTAAACCTATGAACCCTATACCTAATGAGCGACGTGCTAAGGTGCTTACCTCTGCTGCTTTAACAGGGTATCTCTGATAGTCTATTAGTTCTTCTAATGCTCTAACAGATAGATCACATAACTCTTCAAGTTGATCTGTGTTTGTAATCTTACCTACGTTGATAGCAGATAGAATACACAAAGCAATCTCTCCATTACCATCATCTATATGATGAATAGGTTCTGTAGGTAGAGTAATCTCCTGACAAAGGTTACTCATGTATACATGGTCCTTAAAGGATGAGTGCTCATTGCAGTGGTCAATATTCATAATGTATATACGACCTGTCTCTGCTCTCTCCTTCAATAGGTCAAGGAATAACTCCTGCCCACCGATAGTGTTACGAGGAATGCTCTCATCCGATTCATACTTTAAGTATAACTCATTAAAATCTTTTGTACCAAAACTATCATACAACCCTGGCACATCATGAGGAGAAAAAAGACTAATCTCCTTGTCGTCAATGAATCTTTGATAGAATAATTCACTTATCTGTATACTATAATCTAACTTTCTGACTCTGTTGTCTTCTGTTCCTTTGTTGTTTTTGAGGACGAGGATGTCTTCGATTTCTTGATGCCAGATAGGAAAGTGGACAGTAGCTGACCCTCCTCGGACACCGTTTTGAGTACAGCACCTAACAGTTGACTCGAATTTTTTAAGGAAGGGGACAACACCTGTGTGTTGAACTTCTCCACCCCTGATTTTAGATCCGATTCCACGGATTCTACCTGCGTTAATACCGATACCAGCCCTCTGTGCGACATATTTGCCAATAGCCATATCACTGCTAAAGATACTATCGAGGGTGTCATCAGTATCAACCAAAACACAAGATGCAAATTGACGAATGGGTGTTCTGACCCCTGCCATGACTGGTGTTGGGATGTTGATTTTGTGCTTGCTGATTGCGTCATAATACTTTTTAACGTAGGAAATCCTAGTTTCGATGGAATAGTTTTGGAATAGAGTAGCAGCAATCATAATATACATCTGCTGTGGAGTCTCATAGATCTCCCCACTACTTCTATCTTGTACAAGATATTTATCTACCACCTGACGGAGACCCGCATAGGTAAATAAGTAATCCCTGTCATAGTCTATGTAATTATTAATATCATCCCACTCCTCAGGACTATACTGAGTTGCAATAGCAGGATCATATACACCTTGCTTGATACAATTCTCAATGTGTATTGAAAGGTGTGGTGGATGGTCAGGATGTCCATGATAAACTCCCTTCCTTAATCCAAATAGAAGAAGTCTAGCAGCAACGAATTGATAGTTAGGATTCTCCAACGTAATCAAATCATTAGCAGAACGAATAAGAATCTCTTGGATATCCTTAGTCTCAATTCCATCAAAGAATTGTAAATTTGCATTCATTTCTACTTGTGATTCAGACACACCTGCTAATCCATGGCAAGCATGTTCTACAATATGATGAACCCTGTCCAAATCTAAAGGTGCGGCTTCACCATTTCTTTTGATAACGCTACTGGTCATACTTTTTTCCAATCGGTTAATTTTATTTTTGCTTGTAATCCTTGGTAGATGTTACTGTCTACCAACTGTTGTACATTATATCCCTTGAGAAACATATCATTAATGTCTTTCTCTTTCATAGACTTAGGCCAAATAACTACCTTGTCTCCTCTGTCGATGGACTTGTCGAGTCTGTCGATGATTTGTCTGTTACGAGGTTCGTTATCATAAACCCAAATATAATTGCCCCAACCAAACGTCCTGCAATCAATATCACTCCCAGCCATCGCAATGGAATTGTCCAAGAAGAGGGAATCAAACGGTCCCTCCACGACGTAAACTGGTTCGGTTTCTTTAACATTATTAAGTCCAAATACTTTCTGCTTGTCTTCGTCAAACAGAATGGTTATGTATCTCATCGTAGTGTTAGGTAGGAGAGACCTACCTTGCACACCAAACCACTTACCATCCTTACCTATTAATGGAATTATGATGCGTGGTCTATCATTCTGGAGACTCTGAAATGTACCTGGTTTCTTCTTGTTAATCCAAGTCTTGAACCTTTCCGTGTAGAATAATGAGGACAACTTTTCTTGTGGGATCTGTCTCTCCTCAAGATATATTCTTGCGGGGTGTTTTCTATTTAGTTTGTCAATAGACTCTAAGTCAGGTGAAAAGTTAGGCTTAGCTGACTTGTACTTAGGGTTAGGTGTGTGCCTACCTTTTCCTGTCATGCCTTGCCTATATTTCTCCATGACAAACTGGTCATGTAAGTCTGGTGCATGATCTTTCAAGAAGTTACCAAGTGATCTACCTACACCACAGTTGTGACATTTGTAAATGTATTCTGACTTCTTGAGAAAAAAATACCCCCGAGCCTTATTGCGATGCTTCTGAGAATCACCACAGTAGGGACAACGGAAGTTGTATACTCCAGATTTTAGGTTTTTAAACTTGTCTAACCTCGTGTTGAGGAATCTAATATATTTGTCCTCAACGTAGTCCATTCAGGGTTCCTAACTGAATCAAGTGTAGCAGCTTGCTCTGAACCTGTCAAGCTCTGTATTACTTTTTGTCCGATTGGACTAACGATGACAGATATAACAGACAGAGCACCAAAAATAGACCACATTTTCTTTTCCATCGTGCGAAGACGGTCATCGACCTTTCTGATGTCCCTCTCGCATCCTTTTTTGATCTCATCTGATCTCCTGTTAACCTCTCTATGGACTGACTCTATCTTCTCAAAGAGTACAGCATCTATTCTATCTTGCTTCTCTAGTTTCTCGTTGTGAACAGCAAGTAACTCCCCCATCTTGGTGGAGTTGTCAGATAATTTATCAACGACCCTTTCCAGTCGCTCTAGTATTGCTGCATTAATCTCACTCATTGGTTTGTCAGTGCCTGTTGTCTCTTCTTCCAGTACCACTGAATAACCTCATTGGGATAAAGTCTCTTGACTTTTATCTTCTTATGATTCTCTGGTCTGTAAATCTTTCTAAGTTGAATCTTAATCTCTGCTACGCTTCTACCATATAGCACATAGGATTCAGCATCATCATATGAAATTAAAAAAGGCAGGTAAGAATCTCTTCCTGTCCTCTCCTCACGTCCCTCTGCTACAGCACGTGGGTTCTCATGTTTTGGTGGATGATATGGTTTTCTAGCTGACTCTGGTTCCTTCCTCTTATACTTACGTCTCTTTATCTTTTTAGTACCACCCAGAATAGGATCAAAACCCGCAACAGGACCAGTGGCAGCAGCAGATCCAGAGAATCCACCAGTACCAGCACTCATTGTTGGGGCATCTTCCTTAATCATATGCTTTCTAAGAGAGAAGAGACTTCTTCATCTGTATCAACAGTCCCTAGTGCACCATGGTACTCAGGTAATCGGTTGAGATATATCAAGAAGGTTTTAATAAGAGACCAATACTCTCTTTCTAACTTATACATTAGTAAAGGTATGGTCGCATCACCAAAAACATTAAACAATATAATAAGATGATTCAATATGAGGTTCACTCGGAGGATACCTGTTTTTAAATACCTCTTGAGTAATCTCTTGAGGTATTTAAACTTCTTCATATCCTCCATGAAGTCATCTACTGTCACCGATTGAGGGTTATCGTAGTGCTTAATAGCGAACATCAAATAGTTTTTTTCATTAAGTGATTCAAAATGCATTACGAATTATTTAATTACTAACTACCGAATGTAAGTGTGGCAGCTCCGTTTGTTCTCTTGGTTTCAGCACCCTTGCTTGTGTTAATAACACAGCGATACTTGTAACCGTCTAGTGCATCAGATGCTAGTCCACTGTAAGCAAGTGTTGCTGTAGTGAAGTTTGCATATGTAATACCTGTGTCAAGTGAAGCACTTACATTTACCCAACGAGTAGTAGCACTTGCTGTCTGTCTCTGCCACTGGTATGTGATAGTACCTGACTGATCCACTGTTGCAGCAGCAACGAATGTTCCAGCTCCACTAGAAGAAGTAGAGTTTGCAGGTTGTGTACCAACTGTGATGACTTCTAATACGTCTGCTACGACTGTATCATCAGTGAAGTCTCCTGCATTACCAGCTGTTGCTTTAGCAGGTGCAAGATATTCTGCCTTGTGACGTGTGTCACCGTTATGTGTTACATAAGTTTGATACTGCCACCAACCAGGACCAGTGATTCCTCTTGTCTTGTTTGATGCTATTGATTGCTCTGTAGTATCAACGAATACTAGGTCATAACTTACACTATCACCACCCTTAACTACATACTCAGCAACTGCCTTAGGAGCAGTACGTCTAACAGCACCTGCAAGAGATCCTGCTGTGCTACCTGCATATACTTTATGTAATTCGATTGATGTTGTACTTGTTACTTCCTTTACAAGATAGTTAACGCTATCTAAGACTATGATGTCTCCTACGTCGATGCTATCAGCTGCATTCTTGGTAACAGTAGCATCACCATTCGTGACAGCAACAGTATTGCCAAACGTAGCAGCGTCTATTGTACCAAAGACTGCCATTTTAATTCTCCGTGGACGGGTTTCCTATATTTTATTTATAAACTCAGGAAAGTAGTGCCTTCTCTAGAGCAGCGACAAGTTGATCGTCAACTTTGTTGCCTGATTTGGCAGCAGCTTTCTTAAGCAATGCAATAACGAACTCCTTGATTTTATCCTCAAGGTCTTCGGGGATTTTGTCTACTGCCTTATCAATTATATTGATAGCAATAGGTAGTAAGAATTTAGTCATAATAATGACGAGTATAGTACTCTATATATACTACTTTTTCTCTAGCATATACTTACTATCGTGGTCAGCAGTTAGCTGGAGCAGACGCTGACGCATTCTCTCAGCAATCTCTGCCTTAACACCACTGTCATCATGGTCCTCACATGTAGGGTTTTGTGGTTGCACATCTCCCCCTTGAGGATCTTCCTTCTTAAGTGCCTTCTTTTCTTTTTGCTTTGTTTCGTTTGCTGCGGTCACTGCTTTCTCTTTAATATCTTGCAGTGCGTTGCGTAAATTCTTTGTGTATAATTCGGACATTAGATCCTCCTTTTTTGGGTTAACTGTAACGTTACCCTTCTTTTTAGTTTTGAGATAGTTTTCCTGATTGGACTTACCGTTTTGGTTGACTTCATTAATCATTTGTCAACCTCCGCTAAACGAGCCAGTTCCTCATCGGAGAAGATACCTGTCTCCTTAAGTTTAGACACGAAGCCTTCTTTCTTTACTTCGTGCTTCTCATAGCCCTTACCATCTCCATCATCATCCCACCATCTCTTCACTTTCTTGCCCTTCTTGGCTTCGGCAAGCATTTGTCTGTGAAGTATTTCGATGTCTATACCAATAGATTCTTTCTGAGTCTGCAAGCCCATATCCTCTGGTGCTTTAGCAGTTTTCTCTCCTTTTTTGCCGACGATAATGTAACGTCCGTCAGCTTTCTTACCACTGATAACGAAAGCGTTGTTACCATGTCTGACTACACGACCAATGTTACGGTCCTTGTCATGCTCACGCTTCTTTCTATCAATGAGTTCTCTTTCAATAGGGAATCCTGCGTAACCTTCTACGATAGGCTCCCAAGTGTTTAAGACTTCCATAATTTTCTCAAGTCCCTTCTTAAGTCTAGGGGTTGGCATCTCTTTGCCTTCCTCTAATGCTATAAGGATTCTCTGCTGCTCTACCTGTGAATACTCCATAAGAGCAGACGATACTAACATCTCTAATGTCATTTGTCTTGTTCCAAAAAGAAAGGTTTGTCTTCTACGTGATATTATTTATTATTTCTGATTTCTGCATTGAAGTCAGAAAACTTCTTGACCCCCTGACCAGGTGTCATCTGTTGCAGTGCTATCCTATATGTATCTGTTCCGATTTTCCAAGTGTTTCCACTCTCATCATCAGCAGAATAGTTAGACTGGTCTTTAGATGTGTCAGCTGCCCTAGCAATGGTCGCTGCTTCATCCTCTGTTACCTCAGTAACATGTTGTAACCAAGCACGTAACTCAATATCTTTGTCGTCTTTCATAATTATATAATTTGTACCACGATGGACTACATGACCACGCAATCCTGTGTCGTCATGCTCTACTAATGCTCCAACCTTATAGATTTGATTAAGCATATAGTAATCTCTGAAGGAATCATAATCTAACTTAGGAGCATAGTCCCAGACAGATTCTTTAACCTTCTTCTTACCGTCCTTCTTAGGAGGTGTCATACCTGCCTTTACATCAGACATTAAGATTTTACCATACTTCTTACTGGTACCTTTAGGTAGACCTGCATGGAAGTTATCGTAATCGTCACCAGATGCATGCTTCCTCTGTCCAGATGCACTCAGTTTCTCAACTGGATCCTCTGACTTAGGGTCTCTCTTACCTGCTGACTTAATATTAATTGTTTTGAAGTTGTAATGTATTCCGTTATATTTTGATGTAATCTTTTCAAATTCTTTTACTCTATCGTCTCCTACCACCATAGTTACATGCTCTTTACCCTCATCATTGATGTCACGTAAGATGTCAAAGACATTCCTATGTGCTTCATTGTTTTGGATAGCATCCTTATGACTAGGAAATAACTTCCTCATGTGTCCAACCTTTTGGTCAGCACCTAGGGGGTTTTTCTTATGGTCCTGTGACCGTGACGGATAGATTCTATAATTGCCTGAGTCTCCACCATGTGCCTTAACAGCATCGAGGAGTTTACCATGGCCAGCGTGAGGAGGATTAAACCTACCGAAAGTAATCGCCACATGATTGTCAGCCTCCTGTGCTTCTGCTTTCTTTTCAGCAGCAGTCTTTCCAGGCTTCTTAGTGGTTGCTTCTTTTAAAAATTGTGTAAAATTCATCCCCAATCCTTTGCTGCGGTAAAGTTGGCACGACTAAATTCAAGTCTGTCAACTAATTTCAATGCGGTTCCCTCTCTGATTGCTACAAATCCCTCAGGTGTAGTAGCACGGTAACCATTTTCATCTTCCAAGAAGGTACCTATTCCTTCTATCTTATTCAATTTATTTATGATAATAAGTTTGGCATCCATCAGATTCCTAAACCCACTGAGGGCAGAATACATTGGACTCTTACTTTTATTTAGGTAATTTATAGCTTTGTTCCTTCTTTCCTGCCACATTTTCTTTGCCTTATCTGTCTTCTTCTTATTGATCTCAGCATTGTATCTTTCATCTACGAAGTGACAGAATCCTTTGGCCATCGTAGCAGAGGAAGGTGGTATTCTATTCTCTTTGATTACTCTGTTGAAGTATATCTTAAACAGGGCATTATGGGCAAACGTGCCACGCTCTTCTTTGATATCATTCAAGAATTTCTGACCTGCTCTTAGATTCCTATCGGCAGATGCTACTAGGGTCTTAAGTTTTGCTTTCTCAGAGGTACCAAGGTTTGCTTTACCATCTATATTCTGGAAGTCTGAAGAGAATACTGCAACGTCCTTAACACCCTGCAAACCCTTCACATCAGCACCAAAAGAGGCATGCATCTCAGTGATACTATCACCATGATATGTGGTGTGGAATACTATACCTAACTTACTTTGTCCTACCTTCTTACCCATCTCAGTATCTGATTCCACACAGTATGTAATGGTATTTGGTTTAAACTTATAACATTTCTTACCACACATCTGTACCACCATTGGTACGTCAAAATATAATAAGTCACCTTGTAACACACCATCTATAGGTAGTTTAGATAACTCATTGAGACACTTCTTAAGTATATTATTGATAGCACCTTCATAATGATAGTCTATATTCTCTTCATTGAAACAAATCTTAGGGGTAGTCTTATTGAATACTGACTTAGTGCCAACGAAAAACATCCCTGTCTGAGGTTCCTTACCACATATAATAGCAGGTGCACCATCCCACTTCACGGTCACCCTAGTATTGGTACCACCGTGACCAGTAGATAGCATCTCCTCTAATGACTTGAGGAAGTTAATTGAATTCTTTGCACCCGCATACCCCTGATTAAATATATCATCTTCAAGGTGCTCAAGGTGTGTGTTCTTTGCCATGTCTTTATTATAGCAGGTTAGTGTGGGTAATGGGTGGATGAGTGGTCAGTTTGAGTACGGGACCATGGTCTCTAAGAATTTCTTAAATTCCTTGGTCATACCTGCAAAGAACTGAGGATAGGCAGTGAAACTACCCTTGTATCTCAATTCAATATCAAGTATAGGCATTCTATCCTTACTCTCAGCACCCTTAACAACAGTAAAGAATACCTTTGCTGCTTCTCTACCTGGACTAAATGTCTCTGTCTTATTTAATTCTATAGTAGTCTTAGCATTACGATATGCTGCTATAGCAACTATAATACTATCTAAATCAACTACATTAGCATGTCCTACCAGTGGTTCCATGTTATTACCAACAGTTCCAACACCTTCTGTCAGATAAAATTTAAATTCTGCGTCACCCCAAGTGTCCAACTCATCTAAGAGACTTAACTTTAACACCCTATTTAATAGAGTGGATGCTAGTTTATCTTTGACCTTAGGTCTATTCATTATATCTAAGAAACCCTTATACAATGGGTTCAATACATTACCCTGACTGACTAGCTTACTGTTAACAAACTTCCTAAACTCTTCTTGCTTACCAGTTGAATCTATTTTTCGTACCAAACCATCTCTGTCTGCTAACTCATTCTCAGACTTAAGGTTTATCAATGCAATATTTTCTACCTTATTATTCTTTACTCTTGGGACTCTTATATTCCATAACTCCTTAGCATCAGCAAGGTTATCTGGATTCAAATCAGCGATAGACTTACCACCCTTATCATACTTGGTAGCAAACCCCTTCAATAACTTAGGGTCATCACATGCTTCCTTGATAACACCCGCAAAGAATTTAATCCTATGGTCATCCAACATATCCTTTGCAAACTTCAAGTCATCACCCTCAACATACTGTGAGAATGCGTTGTTGATAAGGGTGGGACTTGCTGACTGTGACTTGGGTTTCTTCTTTAAAGATATACCATGATACTCACTACCAAACTGTAAGATAACGTCAGATGAATTATAATCTTTCATCCCAAACGCTTCTATCTTAAACTTCTCCACGTTTGGATGCCACTTGTTACCTGTCAGGTATACATTATCTGGTATAGAATCTTTTTTATTTCTAGCACCAAGTATAGCAGACAATGCTGCTGCTAGGTCAGCATAAATTGCTTTCTGTTTTGCTGCTGTCGCTGAATCAATATCAGTGGCAGCAATCATACCATTCTTTGTCTTTTCGTCTGAAGCATCTAACACTTTTGGACCTGCTAGATTATCTCTAGCAGTCTTCATCAATTTCTCAAAGCAAATTTTATTATCCTTTGCTGCATCTAATACATTATGTGGAACCAACGCTAGACCTGCAAACAATCCTTCCGACGGTTCGTAAGCCATAAAAATAGAGGGTATCTCTACCCTCTATTTAGTCTCTCTTGTGTGTGGGTGGGGAGGATGGAGTCCTGTGTACCATCAAGAGGAGGGCATTTCTACAGTTTAGAATTTCTCCTCTGCCTGAGACCCGACTGGTAAGTCGATTCTCCTAGTTCCCTAGGAGCAGCACCACCTGTGTCTCATCACCTTAACCAGCTATATGCCAGTAAGTTTATTCAGTCACTCCCATGTGAAGTGGCCTTCTTCACCCTTTTAATATACTACCCTTCTTCTTCCTTGTCAAGCTCAAATATTAAATCTTTATATTTTCTCCATAATTCACCCACCCTTGGTTCAGTATCACGTGACTTCCATAGTTGAGCAACGATGTCTTTCATATCATCCATTGGTACCACAACTGACAGACTACCATGTGTCTCCACCTCTGGTGGTGCAACTAAGTCATCACCTGATAATCTATCTAACTTCCTATGTAAATCATCTATCTTATTGTCCATAACATAGAGTAACTCTTTTGAGGAAGCATCCCTATTGGCAGATGACCAGAAGTTTGCTATCTCTTCTTCTGGTCTAGGGTTGTCGTCAGGTATTAATGATATCATATGTCCCCTGGTGCTCTGTTTTCTGAGTATCCTACCTCAAACATTTGATTAGGATAACGTGCTGCTAACTTAAGAGTATTAGTATAGATAACCTCATCTAATCTAAGGTCTAATGCTAGTGCTGCTTGTGCAACATACCACATGATGTCACCCAACTCTTTCTCTAAGTGCTCTTTGTTTGCTCTGTTATATGGTTTGCCTTGGAACTTTAACTTCTTAACTATCTCCATAAACTCACCTGCTTCAGAGCACATACCTGATGCAGCAGTGTCAAGACGAGAGATGTTACACTTAGCATCATGCAACTCTTTATATCTGTCTATTAAGTCAGGGAAATTCTTACTAGCATTTGATGTAACTCTATCTACAAATGCCATGTAGTTATCTAAGTCAATCTCAAACTTCTCTTTCTTACCACCTTTCTCTTTTGATTTCTTTTTCTTATCTTGTAGTACTTTACGAGCAGCAGGAGCACTACCCATACGCTCATCAGTATCATAGTCCTCAGCAGTCTTTGGTGCATCATCAGCCATCTGTTTGGCTTGATCCTTATTAGAGTCTACTTTATCTTGACTAGCATTCGACAACTCTTCAGCAGCTTTATCCTGTTCTGGATCAGAAGGTGCTTGGTTGGTTAAATTTTCTGCCATTATACTTTAAATCCCTCGAATTGTTTCTTAGTATTAGTTGTTGGTTCGATATCACCTGCGTCGATGATATCATCTTGTGCACTTTGCTCACAATCATACAGCCTCATCTTCGCTCTGTCAATCCCTACAACGAATCTCTTATACATTGTAGGATCATTATAGCGATTCTTCAACTGCTTGACCATTATTTGTCCGAGTTGTTCCATATCTTCTGTACTGATGAGAGCAAGCATAAGGTCAGCAGTAGCGGGAAGACCGAATGACTCAGAGGTATCAGTAAGATCGACATCACTGTTAGCAAACCCACTACGAGTTGTTTGGGTTGCACTGACGATAGGAACATTAAACTCAACCGCCAAACCTCTAAGTTCTTCTGCAATCGCTTTGACATAGGTATAACTGTTAACTATAGTCCCTTTATATCTAGCTGAAGCACATATATTTAAGTAGTCTATGAATATAATATCAGGACTAAATCCTTTCTTCATGGACAACTCATTTAAGAGTGCCTTGAAGTGACCCACATGTGCTGATGCTGTGGGATACTCCTTGATGATTAACTTACCCTGTGTCTTCTTCTTTAACTGAAGCAACTTGGAGGAGTATTTTTCTTTTGTGAGGAGTGGGTCGTTGAGTGATTGGATTGGGATGTCCAAGAGGTTGGCATCAACTCGCTCTGCAATTTTCTCCTCTGCCATCTCCATTGTAATGTAGAGAACGTTCCTCCCTTGGAGCAGCACGGAGCTAGCAACATGGCACATGAATAAAGACTTCCCGACACCTGTACCAGCAAGTGCGATATTAAGAGTCTTATTAGGTAGACCACCTTTTGTAATTTTGTTAAGATACTCAAGATCAAATGGTATCTTCTCTTCCTTCTTGTGATAGAAGTCGTATCGTTCATCAGAGTCCTGTATGTAATCGTGTCCTACATGATCATCAAAACACACACCAAGGGCTTCAGACATGATACTAGGTATCGCATCCTTTGTACGTGTCTTGTCTTGTCCGTCAGCTATCTTGACAGACTCCATTAGAGCAAGATAAATTGCTCTTTCTTTGCACCACTTCTCAGTGGTTTCAACAAGCCAGTCCTCGTTATACGCTTCCCTATCTAAATTATTAAGAAACTGCTCGACCTCCTGATATATTTCCTCGGAGATGTCCCGACGTTTCTCTACTTCTATCTTTAGGGCATTAGGTTCGGGGGTAGCCTCAAATTTATTTACATAATCTGATAAGGCATTAAACAATACCTTATGAGTATGAGTATCAAAGTACTCATCCTTTATGAATGGTAAGACCTTCCTAGTATATGTCTCATTAAATATGAGATTACTTAAGGTGATCTCTTCTATCTTTAAACTCATGTATAATGTAAGTAGGTTATAAGAGAATACTTATCCTGCTCTTTCGGTGCTCTATATGAATGAGCAAACGTCCATGTCGCAGGGAACATTACTACTCTACCACGTTTTGCAGGGATAGCATAGTCAATGTCATCAAAGTATATGTCTCCATCCTCAAAGTCATCGTTTAAAAACATGTGATAGGTAACAAAGCGTCTAGCAGATGCATAGTCACCAACATCTATGTGACGGTTGAAGTGGTCAGCAGTCCTGTGCTGAAACTTCATCATCTTAACTTGCTCTAGTGAGTTCTGTCTAGGCCAGTAACGTTCACAATCCAAATCTTTCATATACTTCTCACCACATGACTTGATGGCAAGTAAGCACTGTTGATGTACAGGATTAAACTTTACATTCTGATTCTTTTCTACTTCCTCTGTGACATTTAACATAGAGAAAGCACACAAATCAGTATCCTGACGAGTTATCTTATCAATCTCGTTATCGAATAAATCGATAGCATTCTTGCAAAAGTTTGCATCGAGAACATCATCATAGGTGATGATATAATCTTTAAGATCCATATGAAAACTCCTTCTGAGCACACTCATCTAGTGCTTGTAAGATTTCTGGCGAGAAGTATTTATCTGGATCCTTAAGCATTGCAGAAGGATATACAGAACTATCACCGACAACGATGCGATTTCCTTTACGCTCAAAGACTCCATATTTTTCTCCTAATTCTATCAAACCATAGTAACGATCCAATCCTCTTTCATCATAATATAAACGGATCGCAACCTGAGCATTCTCTTTAGCAAGTCGAGACTTAGCAAGTTTTGCTTTAATAATATTACCGATAACCTCTTTACCATCCTTCTCCTTAGACTTGCTAAGGTAGATGATATTAGTTGCAGCATATTTTAAACCACTACCTCCACCCATCTCTTTGGTAGGCATATAAGCACCCACCACATCATATGTATGGTTGGTAACTATTAAAGGAACATTTGCTTTACCAAGTTTCAATGTCAACACACGGAAGATAGATTTAACTACCTGTGCACGTGTCATATCTCTTGTTTCTTTACCTGCTTCACTGTCTTCCATCTCCTTAGAAGTGGATAGCATACCTAATGAATCAAGTACCATCATCATAGGTGGTTGATTCTTATCCTTCATATAAGTATCAAGAATCTTAATTGCTTGTGTCCGAAACTCCTGCACTGTAGTGACAGGTACTATAATCATACGCTTGGAATCAATATTCCTAGACTCGATCATCTCTTTACTTAACGCACTTTCAGACTCAAAGTAAATAACCCCACCATCAGGATTAGATTCGAGGAAATGACGTACGATACCAAGACAGAAAAACGTTTTGCCTGTGCTTGATTCACCTGCAATAGCAGTGATTTTGTTTCCTGGAACCCCTTTGTTGATGGATCCACTGACAAGTCCGTTAAAGATGTACGAGCCCGTATCGATAAACGAACCAGTATCCCCAGCTGCAACACCATCAGCAACGATAGTAGCATATTCATTGTCTATTTCTTTTACTATATCTTTTAAAAAACTCACGACCAAAGTGCCTCTAATGTATTCATTTTCTCTGCCTTCCACCCTATACAATCAAGTATAGCCTGTAAGGGTGCAAGAAAACTCTTCTCAAATTGTAGGTCATAATCAATAGAATTGTCAAGCCCAAATTCCTTTGGAAGAGTCTGGAAGAATGAGATTATATTCTCATTAATCTTATTTGGTGTGCGAAGATGTAAGTATTTAATCTTCTCACCCTCCTGTATGATGGGATACTTGTGCTGTAGTTTCTTCTTCTTGATGTGATAATTATACATCAATGCACCCCTGACATGCATGGGACATCCCTTACCATATATTGTAGCACTAGATGTATTCTTCTGTATATTATTACAACCACGTGGGAATGCTACTTCCTCTGGTGACATCTTCTCAAACCTCTCACGGAAGTCCTTAATATATTTCTGAGTGTCACTCTCACTACCTGTCATAATAACATTAAGTGCTTCCTTAATAGCAGTACGACATGGCATAGGTGTAGAAGACTTAACTGCCTCTATACCCATCATCTTTAGTTTAGGTTTCTCATACTGGACACCTTCACTATTCCATACGTTTAAAATATATCTCTTCTTCGCTGTCCATATACCCTTGTTGGCAATGTTTTCTCTCTTCATCACCATCTTCTGCTCATAAGCATTTACAACGGTTGCCATTTCTTCATAAGCACTCGCAATATAGCGATCAAGTTCCACATCACACACCTTTTTAAGGAACCTAAGTGTACTCTGATCGTCCTTCTCTCCACTGGGGAATACAGCTTGTACCAGAGGACCAAGATTAAGGTAAATAGAATCAGTGTCACTAGCAATAACATAATCAGTCTCCTCTGTTTTTAATACTTTGTTTAAATAATTGTTTACTTTGTTTTCAATCCATCGGATTGCTACTTGTCCAGACAATGTGATCGCTTCAGCGTTCGCAAGATTGTAATATCTGAAGTATTGGTTACCGATAGCACCATAGGCAGAGTTAAGTTGTATCTTTCTTGCCATCTGGATGTTGTTGAACTTGGCGATGTCTCGCTTGAGTTGTGCTGTTGGTTTCTTTTCATACTCACTCTTTGCCTTAAGCATTTTCTTCTTATAGATTGTCCTCTCATCGTAGATGCGTTGCATCATTTCGGGGAGGAATCCATGTATGTCCTTCCGATATTGGGCTCCGTTTGCACACACTGCAAAGTCTTCATCGATCCGAACGTCTCCACTGAGCATTCCCTCGACGGTGGCGGTGGGGTGTCTTCGCTCGACGAGGGTTTCGGGGGAGATGTTGTACTGCATGATAAGGTGAGGATATAGACTGTTGAGGTCAAAACTAACCACCCAATCGTAGATGCCAGGCTTCGGCTCTTTGACATATGCTCCTGCGTATTTGTCATCTTTTCTAGTTGAACTCCTTGGTGGTACTACAATATTTCTTTTACTAAGGTCATTATATATGAGAGTGTCCCATACTTTAACCTGAGAATACACATCCTCAAAGTTAACCTTGGCATCGTATGCCATAGCGACACACAACTCCACCAGTTTCATCTTGTCTTCCAGTTGGTCAACAAGTTCAACGTCATGGATGTTATACTCTACAAACCTATCCCAATCATTAGTATAGAAGTCTTTAAAGTTTTCATACTGAGAGTGATCTAACTTCTTATCATCTAACTCAACCATTGCAATGTGGTCTAGTCTATATGACTCTTGGTTTGTATAAGTAAACTTCTTATAGAGGTCAAGGTAGTCAAGAATACTAACACCAGTAAGATCATAAGCAATATTCCTACGTCCTTGAATGACAATCTCTCTGTCATGCACCCTCTTCCAAGGTGACAGAGACTTCTTCCACTTCTCTCCTAGTATTCTCTCTACTCTACGACAAATATAAGGTATGTCATAGAGGTTACAGTTCCATCCTGTAATAATGTCAGGGGTATTCTTTGCCCACCACTCAACAAAGTCTGCAAGCATCTTATCTTCCGACCAGAATACTCTATACTCATGCTGAGATTGAAACTCTCGTGTACCCCACGTGATTATCTTCTTAGTATTGAAATCCTTTATAGTAATGCATAGCATCTGCTCTGCACATGCTTCTACATCAGGGAAACCATTCTCACATGCAACCTCAATGTCAATCGTATAGATTTTCATCTTGGTCATATCATAATCTATGTCTCTAGGATATTTCTCAGCGATATGCTGATACAGATACCTCTCATAACCATGGACTTCCATACCCGCAGCATCTTCATACTGCCTAAGAAACTCTCTTGCTTCTCTAGCACCATCAAACTTCTTTGGGTATGCTTTCCTACCATCTAAAGTCTTATACTTAGATGGTTTCTTTTGTGCATCTGGTACCAGATACAATGTTGGTTGTGACTTCTCTCTGTATTGTACAGGTTGTCCATTCTCATACCCACGGTAGAGAATATCATTTCCTAATAGACATAAATTTGTATAGAAATCACTCATTAATTTCAGAACCTACTGCTTCTCCATATTTCTCTGCAACAACAGCAGAGGGATCCAGTATAGTCAAGACCTGGTCAGATGTCAAGAACAAATCTCGTTGGTCTGTATGTAATGGAAATGTATCCAACACACCTTCAGGTCCAACAGAATAACAATTCTCAATCAGTAGACTCGGTTCCTCGTCCAGTTCCGTTATCTTCCCCAACAAATACAGCTGTGGGCGGTGTTTGAGTATGATCAACTTTAGCATCGTCTTTCTTTATCTCTTTGTATTTTTTTATTGCCTGTTGCCATCCGTCAACGACGTTGGAATGTGGCTCTGAAATTGCCACTACTGAATATAGTGTAACAATATTTCTTCCAGTTGACAATGGTGACCACGGAAAGAATTCTAATTCTATATTACCAAGAGACTCCATGTCAACTTTATCACCCTCTTGAAACATATCTTCAACTTGTCTCAAGATTGTCACGGTGAATGCATCAATGAATTCATATGCTATAGCAGTTTTACCTGTAGCATCAGGACGTATCTCCTTGATATCAGCTATTACGTCCTCTCCGTTTTGCATTCTTGCGACTCTTACTGACATATCCTTGACCCTCCATTAAATTATAGTAAGTACCTCTAACTAAATCACCGAATGCTTTCCTAGCAGACACGTTTCGTTGGTCAGAAAGCATATGCACCATCTGCATAAACTCTTCTGATAACTCTGGCGGTAGGTCTAACGTCAGTGTATCTTTCTTTTCATTGGACTCTGGACATATATTAACATACATGTTCATAATAATCAACTCCATATAAAAAGAGACCTCTGAAGGTCTCTTTGGTTGTTAAATTATATAGGTGTCTAAACATCACCTGTTACTTTACCACTTGATACCTTAGCAGGAGGATCTAAATGAATAGTTCCTGTGTAAGGTTGATGTGCATGCTCTAACAAATGATCTAACTTAGCGTTAATCTCATCTAGTTTTTCCTCTATGCTTGTGTCTGGGACATATGCAAGAGGGTCATTAGCATACTCTGGTGGTGTTATTATCGGGTCACTCATTAGTAATACCTGTTCCATTGTATATTATTTAGTAGTCATCATCATTTGTCTGTGACTCTACCCACTCAGCATTGTTTCGACAGTATGCATCAGCATCTATCTCCATCCTCCAGTGGGTGAGGGTATGAAGGGTCTGTATCATGACCAACATACCCAGTATCAGCACAGGCCCTATCCATAAGGGGTGCATAACGACATCTTCTGTCTTCATGTTAGGTAATCTTTACGAGCATGATGCTCAGGTATTACCTTACCAAGTTTAACTACCAATAGACCATCCTCAAATGTAACATCAGTTACTTTAGTGTCTTCTGCAACTGCCCAAGAGCGTTTGAAACTTCTTTGTGCAAGTCCTCTATGGAAGAATTGTTCCTCTGTAGAAATATCTTCTTTGGTTGGTTTGCTTCCTTCGACGTGGAGTTTACCGTATTCTGTGTAGACATTGACTTCATCCTTTTTGAACCCTGCTAGAGCAACCTCTAGTCTTGACTCGTGATTATTTACATGAACAATATTATAGGGTGGATAATTCTGAGCTTCCATCGAGTTAAAGCTATCAAAATAATCATCCAACCCTAGTGAGTTAGTAAAAATCTTGTCCATTAGTGCAGGTAAATCCGCACTACGATATCTTTGTATTTTTCCCATGATAGGTCTCCTTAAATAAGCGAGTGTTAATTGTGGACCCTTTCGGCATCCACATATATTTATACCATACCCCTGAGACACTAGCAATAGGGGTATCCGTAATGGTACATTTGTTACAGTACGGTTTTTGCTAAATAGAAGTACTTCTACTTAGGATAAATGAAAAGAGCAGTATTGCTTTTTGGTATGATTTTGATGAGTGGCACAGCAGCACGTGCCGATCTGACTCATAGACTTAGTAGCTCTACGCAACTCCAAGTAGATGCGGGTTATACTCAAGTTTCAAGAGCAGGTAATTCTTATAGCACCAGTGGATCTGGTGTCAGCACAACTATTACACCGTCTGGTGGTAGTGCAACAAATGATTTAGGTGGTATATCTGCTGTCAGCACAGCAGGTGTAGCAACTTTTGCCCTACCTGACGTAGCACAGACAACCCAAGGAAATGCATATAGTTTTACACAAAATATAACTACAGGTGATGCTATTGTAACCACTGCTGCGGACGTAGGTGACGTGCTTGGTTATAGTAATATAGTCTCCACTGCCCCTGGTACCGCTGGTTCCTTGGCTGGAACTATTTTGAGTTCGGGTGCTATGACTCTAACAGCTGGAGGTTCAGGTACTTCGGCTACGGGACAATTCGTCACAGAAATAACCATACGCTAAGGATGCTACATAATGAAACGAGTTTTAGTACTACTACTGCTTAGTTTCGGAGGTACTGCTGCTTATGCAGTGCCTGTGGTACCAAATTTCCAACAGGGATCGATGACATCCCACACGGAGACTGAATCTACCGTGACGGAAACCATAAATTCGATTGACATGAGGACAGGATGGGAATACACCGTGAGTGGGGTAGGCATTTCAAACAATGGAGAAGCACTAAACCCCAACGTGAATACATCAACAGTAACAGTAAGCCCAAGCGTGGGGTCAGGAGACGCAGCCATAACAGGTACAGTGACTTCATCCTTCGACAACTTGGACTTCAACAATCAAACTCAGTTTACGATAACGACTCCAGGGGAGGCGTTCCAATTCGTACAGAGTTATCAAGGACCAGGGGTCACCAACCAAACTCTCATACAAAGAGTAACCACCATCCGAAGCGTAACAGACACAACAAGTACGTTTACCCAGTAATTGCAGCACTTCTCAGCGTCCAAACTTTACCTGCAAGAGCAGAAGTTGGTGGAGTTAGTGCAACAGCGAACCCTATCGCCAATAGTTCTGGCTCGGTGACGAACCAGGCAATACAAGTTTTACAAGGTCCATACATAACCAACACCTATGGTGGTGGTGTCCAATGTCAGGGTAGTACCTTTAACCTTACACCCTATGTGCAGTTTGCCGACTCTAGGAAGGATCCTTGGGTCGATTTTTATGATGAACCACAATATAATTTGACTGATACCAGTGGTAAGATGACTCCTACTACAGTAACAGTTAAAAACTATCCTTGGGAGACATGGTATGACACCAGAACCAAGGCAGATGGTAGTAGATGGTTTGAAGATGGTGCTGACATGCAAATCACAATGGATATAGATGGTCCTGATGGAGTACCAGATGTAGTAAGTAATGGTACCATGACTCCTACTTGGTTTAAACCAGTGAGGACAGACATGTCTGCTAATCAGTCATTCAATGCAGGTTTCTCTGCTACTCTGTCTATACCATTGAATAGAAAGTTAGTTAAGCAGTGCCATGAAGCAGCACAAGCACAGATTAATATGCAAGAGCAATTAATATCTAACAAGAGATTAGACTTTGAATTAGCTCGTCTTAAAAATTGTGGTGAGCTGAAAAAAAGCGGGATATTTTTCCATCCCGCTAGTCCTTATCATAGTGTTTGTGCTGATGTAGTAGTAACAGCACCAGGTGGACAGATAATTCCACACGAGCATCAGTTACCACAACCTAAGTGGACTCAACCTACTTCTTCTTCTTTAGAGTCTTCTTCAGTGGAAGTAACCCCTTCTTCAAACGGTATTGGTCTGCCAACACTTCAGATCGGGACGGTCTCCGAGTCTGACGACCAAGAATAGAGTTAACCTTACCCATAACCTTCTTAATAACAGGTTTCACAACCCTTAGTATTAAATCTGCTAAGGGTTTTGCAAATAAAGCTGATGTTGTTGCGACTGTTGCTATGACTGCTGTTGTAGATACGGTACCAACCGTTGGTAGATACTGTTCCACTGCTGGTACTGGTTCCCAGATGGTCTCACAGATTTTACCGTCAGGTGTTAGTTTATATTCTTTTACTTGCTCATCACCTTTCTGATTCCTATCTCCTATGCGTCTAGCATTGGGTGGAGGACACTCTACCTTTTCTGAACCTGTCGGTGGTATCTCAGGTGTTTCTGGTGTATCAAATTCTGCCTGTGCTATATCTCCTGTATCTACTCCTTCATCAACCTCGTCTTGCTCAGTATATACTGTCTGCCATGTTAACTCTCTAGCATCATAGTTAGGTGGTTCATAGTATGGCATACCTGCATCACATGCTACTACATTACCTTTAGGGTCATCATTAACTAGATTCTTATTGAGAGATGGGTCTTTACCTGTGTTCTCCTTATGGACTTTAACGCATCCAGGTATATCAACAATAGGTTGTCCTATGTTTATTACTACTGGTGGATCCAATGGAGTAACAACCTGACTGGTAGTCTCCCATGGACGTAACTCTGCTAACTGAATATTTGCTATACCTGGATTCCATGTTCTAACATCACGAATGAACCTAATACCTGTACCATTTATTATAATGTTAGGCACACCTGCATCAGGTATCGTAATGTTAGGTATTGTCACTGCGATAGATCCATATCATAGGGTGGTTCCCATACTGGGACAATCTCATGCTTACTTGTAGATATTTCTTTCTTTCTTAATTTCTCTTCCAATTCCTCAACACTAAGAGTATGAGCTATCACCTCTGACTTCTTATCATATACGTGAAAGAGTATGTCGCTCATTGAATCATCCTTTTTGTGTTGAATAACTATTTGTTTTGCCTTAGTAGTCTCCTCACTATAGAAGATAACTGGTTGGTCTTTCTGGTCTCCACTCATTGTTTTGGTATTGTCTGTTTGTAATCTTCTGGTTTTTTAAGTCCTCGTACGGGTCCTGATGTTTTCGGCCATGCGTTTATCAGTTGTAGGTAAACTTCTTCCCTGACGACTTGCCTGATTGCTTCTATCTGAGCATCTTGTCTCTTCTGAGGACCACCAGTCTGCTGATCGACGACATGGTTACCCCCTACAAATGCACCAGTCCCTAAGACTGCTACTGCTGTTGTTGTTGATGCTGCTTTCTGTAAATCCATTAGAGATACGTTACTACTATTACTACTCTCCTCTTAGATTTAGGAGGTTGCATATAATGTAGACCTTCAAATGTTACAATGTCATCTTCAAGAGGTTCAAAGTAATGGTCCATGCCATCCTCTTCACAATAAGTCCTACCACCAGAATCTGTCAAGTATATTATTAAGTTTTTATGAGGAAACTCATGGTCCTTATGAGGAACAGTTAATACATTACCCTCTACTGGATGCACTGCGTTAGCATTTATCCTGTATATACAATGGACATTCATATTATTATGTAACATGATGTCATTGATAACGTCATCAAAAGCATCAAGATACTGAGAGTTAGACCTAGGATATCTCCTATGCTCACTACTCATAGTAGCAGGGTGTGCAGGTCCATGTAGGACTGCATGAGAGTAGAAGGATAAGTCCTTATGCTCTTGCTCAAACCCCAATGCTTCAGCATATGGTGTTGCTTGGTTGTTATAAAACCAAGGAAACTGTTCAGATAATATAAAATCCTTTAGCTCTCTGTACCCAGAGGTCAATGGATTCTCTAGTGTTTCAAAGGGACAACTCATTTTGGAAAAGGTATCAATCCTAAATTGGCAGAGTATCTACCTGGTTCATGTAGTATATCAAACCCTATAGTAAGACGAGGTGTAGTAAATGGTTCATTAACCACAACCTTATGCTTCATATAACCTGGTCCGATATAAACATTACCAACTTCATTTTGTATTTCAAAATCTTCAAATACAGTTGTAGTATTGAAGGGTCTTATACTTATATAGCCATGAATAGGCCACGCATGGTCATGCCATGGTAACACATCCTCAGGCATATGTCTATTTAACCATGCTTGCATCCACAATTGATCAGCATCTGTATAGTCATAAACAAAACCTCTCAACTCATTGAAGAGGTCGTAAAAGACCTGAGTTGGAGAGGTTAATCCGAAGATATTATATCTATCGTATGACATGGTGAGGTCACCTTCATACGTTACATCATCTAGTATGGAAGTCATCACTCCAACGTTATCTAAAACAACATTGGATTTATATATCTTCATTTAAAATGGAGATTCCATTGGTGCTGCTTGAGGTGCTTCCATATCAGGTACAGGGACAGCTGATCCAAGACCTTCTGTAGAAAGACTGTCTGTTATACCACCAAGAGCACCACCACCAAGAGATCCTAGTGCTTTCTCAGTAACTGACTCTATGATTGCATCTTTCTGTGTATACAGATAGATTCCACCGCTAACAACTGCAAGGCTTACAGTTGCACTTGCTATCGCAAGAACATTTACAAATTTTTGCATGATACTTCATTTTTATAGATTGTATTTTTTATCGTCTGCCTTCGGAGCTGACGCTGTTATATTTAGCGGGGCTTGTTCGATACGAATTGTCTGAGCAGGTGCGGTATTCGCAGCCTTCTCTATCAACATCTTCATATCATCTTTAGTTATGTTAGCACTACCACCACCATTCATCTTCATGGTACCATCACCCTTCTTAGAAGCGGTCTGAATCCCAAAGCTAGCTAAAACTCCAGTAAAAACCGAGGCTATAAAAGTCGGATCAATTTTCTGTTGTGGTACTCCTGGGATAGCGACGTAGTTTAACGTCAATATTCCACCACTCCAAACAAGTACACCAAGTCTCACAAAAGTAGATATGATGGCTGCTTGTTCGTCTTCATCTGGTAGTATCTTGTCCTTTATGGTACCAAGAACTCCTTTCTTTTTCTCTTCACCTTTTTTCTCAGTCATTTAAACCTCCGCAGTAACCTTCTTCTTTCCAATATTATATTTGGATTCCAAAGTCCATTCGTTTTTATCCTTAAATGACAGTACCTTAATTTGATTTAGTGGTGCTAGGTTCTCGGCATTACCTACTATCTCTAATAACCCCCAATCAGATAGGAGTTTAGCGATACGATTGCGACGTTGCACATCATTCTCTGTAATATTAGTTGGTTTCCCATCTAATGCAAAGAGTTCTTTGAAGTGCACGATGTAATACTTACCACGCTTATGTAGAATGTGACAAGACTGATAGAGCTTACGCTCTTTACGAGATGCTACACCTATACGAGTCAATGTCTCTCTCACTTTGAGAAAGTCATCGGGTTCCTTAAGGGTAACTTCTAACATCATATCTTGAGACCACGAGATCTCTTCACTCATTGTCTTCCTCCAGTATTCAGTTTTGATTTAATAACTTCAAGTTGCTCCCTAGTCAAGATCTTCATTGCTTGCTGAGCTTTCTCAGTATTGTAACCATAGTATTGCTTCACTAAGTCGAGGTCACTGTCTTTAGACTTCTTATCCCAAGGAGAAAATCTCTTCGATTTCCTAACACTATGTATAAAATATTGATACTGGAGGATGTTAGGTAAATGTGACGAAGAATTCATCTCATTTGCATGCATAACAGTGTCGATGAATCCAGACAAACATTTGTTCACAATAAAAGCAGGGTACTTCTTCATTGCTCTCTCATCATTAGAGAGATCTCCCTGCTTTAGATTGATACTGTTAAGGTAATCCTTTAGCGGATACTCATGCATACAATGCCTCTAGTGGTGTCTTGTTTATCTCGTAGTTGCATACTAACAACTCCTTCTTCTGTTTATTATCTGGCCTATGCTTCATACCGTAAGTAATTTGAAACAATTCTTGATGATAACCTTCATACTCTGACTTAAGATAGTCATCGTCATTATATGTTACAAACCAATCATGTTTACAATCTCTACAGTGTTGTATAAACTCTTCATGTTTGAATGACTTATGTAACTCAGCATTACTACCGTATAGATATGTCCCTATCTTATAAGGTGGATCTAAAAACATGAATACATTGTCACCTGGTGCATGCATTACTTCAGAGTAATCATGGTTAGTGATTCTCCAATTCTTTATCAGTTGAGATATCTCATAGAGATAACTAGCACCACGAGTGGTGAAGTTTTGTCTAGATGCAGTAGCACTGAAGGAACTATTCTCTGTTAGTCCTGAGTAAGAACACTTGTTAAGTATCCAGAAGAGACATGCTCTCTCAAAGTCATCGGGTTCCTTCTTAATCTTATCCTTAGCACCCTTAAATAATTCTTTTGCTTTATCTTCTGTGCTATGCTCTCTCTTAATCTCTACTAAAGTATCTGATAACTCCTGTCCATTCTTTTGTAATTGAATCCAAAAGTTATAAAGATATTCATACTTATCATTAACCCACACTGGGATGTCAGGATACATCTGTGTGAACAATAAAGCAACTGAGCCACCACCGACAAATGGTTCTCTATACTCTGTCATATCTCTAGGAAATCTAGGGATAAAATCTTTAGCAACCCTAGACTTACCGCCTGGATATCTTAGTGGTGTTTTTCTAGTCTTCATTTTATACTTACCTCAAGTTGTGGCATCTCCCACGGTCCAGTATTTATTCGGCCAGTAGGGAATGCATTAAATGATATTGTCCATCTGTCATAATCCTCCATCTGTCTACCTGAGAAGTGTCTCAACCATGCAGGGAAGAGTATCAGTTTACCTGGTTCAGCATCAATCTTCTCATTGATACCAAGTTCAGCTTCCATCTTATCATGATACCACACATCGAGCGTATCGTAAACCCTCGGTGTGCATGGGTCATCAAATATAGTTGGTGCACCATCTGTCAGATAATATACTGCACTCAAATATGACATCGGATGTCTATGTAATGGGTGTCCATACCCACTCTTAGCAGGTGCATGGTTAAACCAACAAAGAGATATGTCTAACTTGTCACAGTATAACTGATACTGATTACGATACTCATGTAGACAACCATCAAAAAATTCTATTAGTCTTTTGACATGTATATTATCAGACTTATGGAGGTCTGGTTTGCTTGTCAACACACCTTCTGGAAAATTAGAAGGTTGTGCAGGGTATGTCTTAAAGTATTCTATTAGATGTTCATGTAAATCATCCTCAGGTTTATGGTATTCCCTGACGACGACTGGAAATAGATGTCTTTCATTAACCTTTACCATATGTCCCTAAATCTAATGGACCTAATGGGTTATCAATTTGTACCATAGGACGGTCCCAACCACCCTTATTGATATCACCCATAGGAAATGTATTGAATGCAATAGTATACCTATCATCCAACGAGTTGTTAGGCATAGATGCATGTATCAACCAACTAGGGAAGATAATTAATCCACCTCTCTTTGGTGTGACATACTGTCTATGAAACTCATCACGTGTACCATCTACTGAGAATGCATCCCACTCTCTTTTATCAATGGGATCCAAAAATATAGTAGGAGCATAAGGTGTATTAGTAAGGTAGAATATACCACTCATCAATGACATAGGATGTCGATGAGCATCGTGACAATCTGAACTCTCTTTATCGGATCTATTAACCCATGCCTTACAAACTGCTACACGGTCAGTATACCACCCTTCATCTGCATGTAGGGTGTCCATACACTCTTGAAACCAATTAATGATACCTTTAAAGTCATCATTAATATGAATGTCATCGCTAGTACCTACCCCACCAGGAGGATTATATTCTTTATACTGTAACTTCTTACACTTCTCTAAGGTATCTTCCAGTAGATCCTCAGGTGCTATAAAAGTAAATGTCCTTACAGGGAACAAAGGTAACTCGTCATATTTCTGTCTCATAATACCTCAATATTCAATACAGAATCCCACTTGCTATTAATCTTACCATATGGCATAGCATTAAAGGCTATACTATATCTATCCTCTTGTGCTATAGCAGTACTATGTACCAACCAACTAGGAAATACTATCATTTTACCTGCTTCGGCCTCTGACTTTTCAAACCTCGGTCCATTCTGGTCAAATCCATCTACGGATGACTTAGGGAGTGTGAATAAATCAAACTGTGCTTGATACCTCTGTGCTAATGGGTCATAAAAGACTGTGGGTGCACCCCCACTGAGGTATAATACCCCGCTATAGTATGAATTGGCATGCCTGTGTGCGTGTTGGTCTGTGCCAGGTCGGTAGTAGTTACCCCACATAGAAGTAATCTTGAAACCACTACAATCATAGTTATAGTGTAACCTAATTTTTCCCAAACATTCATTAATAAAATCTACAATAGGTTTAAACTTTTCATTTTTATGTAATTCTGGACCTGTATTAAGAGTACCTGTGCCTGTCTCCTTCAAGTCTAGTTCATGTATCTTTTCAATCCATTGCCACTTATGGTTGGATTCAAATTCGTAGCATTCTACAGGATACAACTCTACTTTTTTCATTACCAAGTTTTAGCGTGAGTGTTGACATCACCTTCAACATGATTATGATCTATCTCATCTATGTGAGCATGCTCAATATTGAAATGCTCTAATGCTTGTGCGATTCTTTCGAGTGCGTTAGCAATTCTGTTTGTGTCAATAGGATTCATAATTAAACTCCTTCATTTAATTTCTTCACCAACTCATCACAACAATAAAATATATTCTTGTAGTTTTGGTCTTTACCTCTGTATACTTTAAAGTATTTCATGAGGATAGGTAGGATGTCTGCTTCTTTCATTAGTCACACTCACCCTCCGACATATCTGCTGCATAGAGTATCTTATTCCTCTTCCATTGAGAATACATCTCACCATACAACATACCTTCATGTGATTTGATGTCATCACCCTCTAGTATTTCCTTCTGACGACGTGATAAGTCAGAGTTCCACTGTAAATATTCTTTCTCCCAGTTAGGAATGTCCTTGACCCACTTAGCAGTCATTTTCTAAACACTCCAATACGAATTAGAACATACATGATAATTACTGTCCAGAATAGTGTATACCACATTACTTAAATTCACACCTCATCATTAACTCGGTCATAAATGCGACCATATTTATCTCTTGGTCTACCACAAAGGAAGATTTGTATTGATACTCAGAGATAATCAACACTGCCTCAGGTATAGATGCAGGATTAAGATACTGATAAAGATTATCATATACCTTTCTCATTATAACCTGTGGTTCGTTATCTAAATTCTGAGATACCCACTTCTTCATGTTGGTAAACTCTTTCACCTTAAGGTAACCTACTAACTTCTCTATGCTAAACTCAGCACCAGAAGTTAAGATACCTGCATCAATGATACCACATGCAGAATATCTCTGCAACTCATTAAGAGTCCTACGAAAGTCAGGGAAGTATTTGGTTACTACCTCTGCTACTACCTTAGGTTCATACTTAATTGATTCCTTATCAAGAATAACTCTAACCTTCTCGAAGAATGCTGCTGCTAACTTCTGTTTATTCTTACTAACAGTAAAATCAACCACAGAACACCTACTATGGAGTGGGTCTATGATTTTATTTTTATAATTACACGTGAAGATGAACCTGCAGTTCTTTTGAAACTCTTCAATCGCTGCACGTAATAGAAGTTGGACATCTGGTGTTGTATTATCCGCTTCATCCACAATGATAACCTTATGCTTTGATGAAGATGTAAGAGAAACAGTAGAAGCAAAGGTCTTTGCCTGATTGCGTACAGTGTCCAAGAATCTACCCTCATCAGACCCATTAATAACATAACTGTCTGCTCCTAACTCTTCGCATAATGCTTTCGCTATTGTGGTTTTGCCTACACCCGCAGACCCAGAGAGCAAGAGGTTTGGTATCTCCCCTTGCTCTAAAAATCCTCGGAATACTTGCTTAGTATCATCAGGTAGGACGCATTCTTCTATTGTATGTGGTCTATACTTCTCTACCCATAGAAACATTAGTTAGGCTCCAACGCTACGAAGTAATTCAACTCCGAATTAACAAGTGATGTGAAGTTTGCAATGTTTTTACCACTCAAAGTCACATGATAAGATGAATCAATCAACTTAAGATTCTCTACCTTAAAGCAATGACAGAAGTTACGTTGCTTTGTCATGTCCTCAGAGGATGGTGCTTGAAACTCACCATCTTGACCTGTTGATGGTGGGAAAATAACTTTCTTAAGAGGTAAGGAGAATACATTTGATGTATCATTCTTCTTATCCTTAACACAGATACTATACTCACCTCTAAATCCATTGATACATAGGTCTTCCACACCATATACCTTTGCTGCTTGAAGCAGTTGGGTTAAATCTCTCTGTGGTAGGTCAAAATGCACCAACTTATCAGGTAAGTCAGGGTTAAACTCAGGAGGTGTAACGATTACACTAGGGTCACTATAATAGAATGTTGTCTTACCCTTACTCTCCTCATCATATATGATGACTTTCTTGTCATCAGGGAAGAATAACCATGGTTCTCTAAACAGAGACACTGCTCCTAGAAATAATGGCAGGTCGTAGATTGCCATGTCATGTGGTACTTGCTCCCTAATTGTGCCCATTGCAATAATATTCTTATTGACCGACATCGTTTGCACAAACTTACCACTCTCAATAAGAATGGACTTATTAATAGTGCTGAAGTTACGAAGAAGGTCAATCGTTGCCTTACTCAATTTGATATTCAATCTTGGGTCTTTTTGATCAGTCATAATCTATAAATTCTGCGGGAGTTGGAACCTGGTTTATCTCTGGTTTATCATTTGGATACGATGTCCCTGAGAAGTAATATAATAGTATAGCATAATGAATGATTTTTAACACATCTTCTTTATGCTTACCTTTCTTTTTGTAACGAGACGCATACTTAATGATATTGGATTGGCAGAATGCTTCTGCTGTCCCGATGGCCTCAAGGAGATCCAAAGTCTGGACCCCCTTCTCTTCATTTGAGTAGTGCGACCTGTAGGTCTGCGAGATATAATCTTGGATGACCTTGATCGTATCCTCTTCTCTATACTTCATACTATATCAGTTTGCTAATGGGTTGTCAAGTGATTCGATATCAACCTCGTTGTCTATCTTATCATATAATTCCAAGAATGACCTCTTTGTTTCATCATCGAAACGTGCTAGACATACTTGTATTGCCTTAACTCTATCAGAGAATATAGAATATGCCCTGATAATGTGGACAAGTCTACGTGTTGATATAACTTCATCAACACCACCATCCTTGAATGTCTTACGGATAATCTCTGCCCAGTTTGTAAGGTTAGCAATGTATTTGTCATCGCAACAATCTAATTCCTTACAGTAGTTGTTGAGCATTCTTATCTCTGTCTTAGGTTTTGGATACTCCTGCTCAAATGTAATTGGGAATCTCTCTAGGAATGCTTCATTTAATACATTAGTACCAATGAATCTACCGTCGTCTGATCCTTTACCCTTAGTGTTAGCAGTTGCTACAACTGTAAAACCAGGTGCAGGTTTAACATAACGTCCTACCTTCTTCAAGAATACACCGTTACCCTCAAGAATAGATTGTAAACATAGAATCTTATTAGATGCTAGGTCAATCTCATCAAGTAATAATACTGACCCTCTCTCAAGTGCTTCAATAACAGGTCCATTATGCCATACTGTGTTGCCATCGACAAGTCTGAATCCACCAATCAAGTCATCTTCATCAGTTTCAACTGTAATATTAACACGAATTAAGTCTCTCTTTGATGCTGCACATGCTTGCTCTACACCGAATGTCTTACCGTTACCAGATAATCCTGTGATGAATATAGGATAGAATATCTTAGATGCTATAACCTTCTTGAGGTCAGGGAAGTCACCGAATGGTACGAAGTGACTATCTATTGCAGGTACTAGACTCTCTCCTGCTGTGTATTGCACAGTTGATTCCAACTGCTGTTTAACTTCTGCTATTGATAAGTCCCACTTACCACGTTTAACTTTAAAATCATTCAAATACTTACTTACTGTCTGATATGAAAGTTTAAATTTCTTTTGTGCTTTTTTTAAGTGGTTAGCATCCACCTTCTCACCGAAGTTACTGATTAAATAATCTCTTAGGTCGTCTGTTGTCACTGTGCAAAGTTGAGGCATTGATCTTTTTGTTTTGTATACACTTATTATAACCCCAAAACTAAAGGTTGTGTAGGTAACCATGACGGTTTCTTATCTGGCACACGCTTATAATTTTCTAGTATCCATGGCTTCGTAGCAAGATATAATCTATAAGCATGAGTAGTAGTAATACTATTATCATACTTTAATGCATCAGGCATTGCCCTAACAAAAGGTGTGTGTTTCTCTGGACATCCATTCTCCATCCTAGTAAGTGCTGCTAGTCGGATACTTCTCTCACACGCATGTTTCTTACCATACCTAGACTCATATTCATTACATAATGATATCCCATGTTGGAATAACCATTGTAGATTATCATCAGTTTTTGCTGCCCATTTAGTACAAGGATGATTTCTAAATGCACCCTTAGTAGTATTGTAAGGTTGATTGTCTGACTTTAATACATTTCCATACCCATGGTACCACTTAGAAAAGACCAACGCAATGATTTGCGTGGTCTCAACTGGCATCTTAACAACGTATTTGTCAGGTAGAGAGAATGCTGCTAGTGCAGGATCCTCATCTACTGCAAAGATATTCATGCTATCTGGTCAATGAATGATGATAAAATTTTCTTGTTATTCTTTTTAGACTTAAGAGATTTAGTGAATGCTCTCTTGATATCTGCTTTAGAATCAGACTTAGGTTCGAATGAGTCGTCTGTATTTAGCGAGGTAGGGTTAATAAAGAAGATTTCTTGATACCCTAGGATAGGTGCTGATACACACTTGGTCTTCGAGAAAGTTTTCATATACTTTTCACTATCCTTTGTCTCATACTCAAAGTATCTTCTGATTTCTCTTGCCTGTGCAATACGGAAACCTAAGAAGTTACACTCTGGGAATCTACCTTTAAGATATCTTAGAAGTAACTTAGTATAATCAGAATGACCTCTCATACTCATTGAATATACTCTACCATTGTTTCTATCTCTTAGTTGAGTTGACCATGGCATTGCACTTCTATAACATTCTTCAGTTTTATACCCATACTCTTGATTAATTTGCTTCCTATGCTCTGATGGTTCTCTCCAGTAACCAGGATGTGCACCTTCACCATCAGTAAGAATAGATACATGCACCTTCTCTACTCCATTCTTTCTTTGGAAGTCAGGAATAAGACTTTGAAGACATGCTATTGCTTCGTTTAATGGTGTGCCACCCAACTGCATGTGTGATGGGACAGCATCAGGTACTGATGATGCTCTTTCAAAATCTATGTTTTTTCTTGAACTGTATCTATAGGTGTATTTTGTGTCAATCATATAGCATATCCTCCACAAATCACGTGCATAGGTATCAAATGTTGCGTTGTTAAGTCTACTGTTAAGATAGTTAACTAGGAAGAAAGAAGGAGGAATATGCATCTCATCTTTATTACCTTTATCCATATCTGCTACGGTGCAGTTTTGACTCCAGTAGTGTCCATCCTGCACGAATGCATAAACATCGAATGGGATACCTGATTTCCTACAGAATAAGCAAAGAGATAGTAATTGCTTGTAAGTATCAAGTAATTCATCTGCCATTGACCCTGACCAATCAAGTAAGAAGATTAAACCATGGTTCTTACCATCAGGTGTGGATGTAATTCTCTTGAATATATCCTCATTGTATTTGTAACTAAAGAGTTTCTTTGTATCTAACACTCCTGTGCGAGAAACAGATTGTCTTGCATATGAAGTTGCTGCTTTCTTCATTTCAAACTCTTTAGAAAGATAGTTTACTTCACGAGAGCAATCCTTTTTAAACTGACGATACTCGTTGTCGGTGTATGTCCAATCTAATGGTCTGTAATACTCATGGTCTGGATTAGTATAGTAATCATTACCCCAATACTCATTGTTTAATTCATGGACTTTCGATGCATCAACAATATGATGCTCTAGGTCTACATTAGGGACAGTAACATAGACAGGTGGATGTGACTCACTCTTATCAACCAAGTCTTCGAGACTTTCTTTTAATGCTGCATCTGTCTTTGCTTCTAGGTTACTATTCTCACGTCCACCTTCAGGCTGTGCTTCTGCTGTAGTATCAGAATCTCCCTTCTTACCTTCCTCATGGTCACCTTTCTTATTCTGTGCTTTACCTTCTTCACCAGAGTCATCTGGACTTGCACCTATACTATCACCTGATTTCTGGTCAAGACTTATGTCATCTGTACCTCCATCTTCTGATAGTGACTCAATTTTTTCTTGCTCTTGCTTCTTCTTTTCATATTCATAAATTGCTGCTGCTGCATCAACTGCTTGTTGGAATGTCTCAGCGACCTCTACAGCGTCTCTGAGGACTCTCTCAGCGTCATTAAATGGCATAACACTATAAGCACCAATCTTGAAGTGTAGATTGATTCTATCGATTAGATGAATGTCCTCAGGAATCTCCTCTTCTATCTGAAAGAAGTCTTGGTCATTTAATTGTCTGTAACCTTCAAAGAAATCTTTAGAAAGACCAGGAAACTTTCTCTTCATCAACTTCTCGATACGTGCATCCTCTGTAACATTCACATATGATTGAGGAAGGTCAGGATGTATTGTCATCTCTTTCCAATCATCTGTTGGAGTGAAGAGTGCGTGTCCTACCTCATGTCCAACCAACATATTATAAACTCTTTCTGTTGTATCCCAGATAGGAAGTGTCAAGACTCTCTTATCAACATCAAACATTGCTGTCTGACATACCCTATGCTCTACTATAAGATTTTCTGTTGCTAGTAGTTTAGCAAGTTGTCCTTTTACTTCGTTGGTCATCTAATTTCCTGTGTATATTCACATTATAATAGGAAACCCTCCGCTTGGGAGGGTTTAGTAGACACTTTTTCAACTGTCTCGTTCTTTTTCGTGCCTGTCGGAGTGCTTGCGGTTTGAGATGACGCTTTGCCTCCTTCTTACTATGATGCTGCCAGTTTGGAAAAATCATTGGTCTTCTCGAACTTGAGGGTCTTATCGAATTTATCAAGAAGTAACTCCCCTTTATGTGAAATGACGAATAAGTTCACAGTTTTGTCTAGTGCCTTCAGAATCTTGAGTAATTCATCTGTACTAGAGTCATCCAAGGAAGAATCAAATACTTCATCCAGTATCAGGAGGTTGGTAGCAGCAGAGTTTTTCATCTTTGCTATCTCTCTCCATGTAAACAAGACAGATAAGTCAATCTTTTGCTTCTCACCCTCTGAAAAGGAAGCATAGGAGAACTCATCTCTGTATCTACTCTTGATAACTTCTTTGAACTCTTCATCAATAGTAAAGTTGACAAAGAAATCCATTGATTGCAGGTATTTATTAATCTTTTGATTGATCAAGGGGATGAACTTACTGATGATCTTAGATTTGATCCCAGTATCCCTTAGTAAACTACCTACCACCTTAAGATTATCAGACTCTTCGTTGATTGTCGCTACCTCTTGTGCCAGTTTATCAACTGAGTCTCTATACTTATCCAAATCCGTCTTGGAATAGTTCTGTTCTTGCTGTAATAATACATTCTGCTCTTGCTGTAATGACTTCAGCTCGTAGTTAATTTGAGATATCTCATCAGCATACCCCTGTAACTGTTTTACTTGCTTGTGACCTCGATTAAGGGCATCAGTGATGACTTTAAGACCTTCTATAAACTTCTTCTCTCTTTCCTGAGCATTTGATATCATCAATGTCTTATCCTGTATCTCTTGATTACATGTAGGACATGTATCATTCTCCCAATACAATTTCAAATCACTCTTGGCCTTGTCTAGGTTGTGAGATATCTTGATTCTCATGTCTTTCATCTCATCATACTTGGCTTTAACTTCACCTAGGTCTTTGGCCTTCCTACTTAGTATTTCTATCTCGTCATGGCACTCATACATTCGTGCATCAATCTCACCTATTCTCTTACCCTTCTCCTTCTTTCTCTCTTCAAAATATTGTTCCTCTAATGTCAATACTGCTTTCTCTTTAGTCAGTTTACCTTCTGCTTTAATTTGATTCTCTCTTACATCTCTTACTTTATCCTTAAGGATACCATTCATTCTTGAGAAGATCTGGATGTCCAATATATCTTCGATAACTTCTCTCCTGACACTTGCTCCGAGTTGCATGAAGGGTACAAATGTGGATGAACCAAGGATGACGACCTGTGTGAAACTCTTAAAGTTAAGTTTGAGGACTGAATGTTCAAGGTACTTCTGTGAATCTTTGGTAGCAGCATCTTGGTCAAGTAGTTTACCGTTTCTATAAATTTCAAATACATTAGGTTTCCTCCCTCGTTTTACTTTGTAATGGACAGATCCGATACTAAACTCAATCTCTACTATTAATTCTTTCTCGTTGATACTATTAACCAACTGACTAATACTTATCTTACGAAATGGTTTATTGAACAAACCAAAGCAGAGTGCATCTAACATCGTAGACTTCCCTGCTCCATTTGCTCCAATTATAAGGTGCGATCTAGCACCATTCAAAGTCACTTCGGTGAAAGTATTACCAGTAGATAGGAAATTCTTCCAACGAATCTTCTCAAAAGTTATCATTTACCGTCTTGTGGGGGAGGTATTACAAATTCATCTGGACTAATCATAGTAAAGGCATACCCATGTATGGTGCAGTTTTCTTTTACCTGCTCCTCTCCTATTTCAGTCACCGATAACTTCCTAGGATAATCATCGGCCTTCAACATATCATAATAACGTGATGCGTCATCTTTGTCAAGGAATATCTGAACAACTCTTTCAGTATGGTCATCATCCCTGACCGCATATACTCCACCAGTTTTTTTATCTAATAGCACAAACATCAAATGTCCTCTGCGGGTATGCCTAAAGAGTAATAGTCCTTATAGTATGATAAGGGTTGCATAAAACCACCACAATCAGGATGGTCTTCAAGTATTTTAAGTTTTAATTCTTCTGAATATGGACAACTATCTTGACAAATTCTACATACTCTCTCAGGATACATGAATATATGCCTTCCTTCAACTACGTTAGCACACTTCTCCCAGTCGAGCAACTTAAAATTCATCCTGCACCCTTCTGGACAATTAGATTCACATGGTGCGTCACATCCTATACAGTTATCATATAAACTTTCTTCAACTGTCACCGATTCCTCAAATTCAAGGTTAGTAAACAGTAATTCTAACTTCCAATTCAATCCATACTTATGATGGAAAGTGATAGAGGGTTTGGTTAGTTTGGCCACCCCTGACCTCATAGCATATTGCTTACGATCAAACACATATCCATCATCTTGGAACCATATACGTTCAGCATTATATTTTTTATTGAGATGATCATATATCCGTGGGACTATCTCATGTGAATAGAAATAATCACCACCGACATAGCTAAACATACTCATTACGAGTACAGACTTAGGAGGAGTCTCAGGTGGTCTATCAGGTATAGGTTTTTGTTTAGAAAATCTATTGTCCTCAGCGAAGGTAGTTACGTCTATCTCGTAGAGGAAACCTTCATAGTCATCTGTTACTTCTTTAATGTCTGCTCTAAGTTTATCTAGGGAGATCATACCTCCGATGCTTCCATATATAATGACTTCAGTATATTAAATATATTATCCTTATTAGGCATATCCTCTAAAGACTGCTCTAACAGGGTCAGAGTGTCTTCTAATTCAATATCACCTACGTTATCCCATACATCTGTATCATAAGACATGTCCTCAATTATTTTGAGGTCAGCGAGACCAGAGTCCTGTAACTCACGCATCTTATGATCAAAAATTAACTGGTCTCCTTTCGTTTCAACTACAACTTTAACATACTTTCCTTCTAAACCAGTAGGAATCTCTGTCTTGTTGCCTGTGTAGTATATTTTATGGAATGTCTCGAAAGGATTCTTATAAAACTTAAGTCTTGTGGTATTAGTATTTAGTATATGAAACCCACGATCATGACCGTAATCATTCCAGTAGAGTTGACATGGATTACCTAGGTAATGGACGTTAGATTTAGTACTTTTACAGTGGAAATGACCTGAGCATACCATCTTAAACTTAGATAGTTTGTTTGGGTCTTCCCCCTTCTCCATGACGACACCAGGAACTGGTTCAAAACCATTTAATTCAAAGTGTCCCATGCAATATTCAGCATCTGTCTCTGATATTGCTTCAAAACATGCATCCCTATTCTCTTCACAGATCCAAGGGACAAGCATCATCTTCTTACCACCTATAAGCCTCTCACCTGGACAATAAATGATCTCAATATTATCAAACTCCCCAAGGAGAAGGTCAGGAGCGTTAACCCGAAGAGTATTTTTGAAATAGATGTCATGGTTACCTAGCAACATTGTCATTTTTACACCCCTATCTTTTAGAGGTCTAAACCACATGTCCTTTGCTGCTTCTAGAGAGTTAAAGTTAACCCCCTTTCTTCTATCAAAGGTATCACCAAGACATAATATCTCTGTTATACCTTCCTTATCAATGATAGGAAGGACAGTTTCTGTATAAAACTTACGATACCTATCAACATAGTGCACGTTGTCATTTCTGACACCGAAGTGTTGGTCTGTTATTAATAAGACTTTCATAGATAACCGTTAAAATTTATACTTAATGCTTTTCTGGGTGACTGTGTGATTTGTGTACGGTGTCGTAACCATCCTGGAAACAATAGGAAGTCACCACTCACGCACTTTATACTTTCCGACATTAGCATATCACCCTGCTCTCCCGCAAGTGGTGTTAGCCTATGGATATAATCCAATGGATTTATCAGTTCGATATCTCCACCTTCACCCTTTTCAATATAGTATACCGAAGCTATGTGAGTTTGTCTAGTGCCATCGCAATGTGAATGTTCTGAGGTATGGTCTCCTGCTTCATGCCAATTAGCCCATGATGCAGTTGGTCTTATCTGAGCAGGTGCATACCCTAAGGTATTCCAATACTCTATTACATGAGGAAATAGTGCCTCAATGACATCACATACCTCCACACTACTATCATGCAGTTGTAGGTCACACTGTGCTGTGGAGAATCCACTTTCACCAGACCATACATTCTTACTAAGACCACTCCATAGGTCAGGAATCTTAAAATCCTGCTCTAAATGTCCTTTATATACTGGTACTTGAAATAGATTTTGCAGTTGGTGCATCAAATAATACCTCATTCATATAATTATCTGTCCAGTCTTTGTCAAACCACTTCTCTAGTATACCACGAGTTTTATCATTTCGCTTCTGACTCTCGCAGTACCATATCTGGTCATCCAATCTCTTCATGGTATTAACCCAGAAGGTATCTCTCTCACTAGAGAGTACTATATCACGATACTCCTTAAGATATAGGAGCACTATACAATAAAAGTTTGCCTTATCAATCTCTTCACTCAAACGTGTGAACTTACAGTAGGGTGAGAAGATCTCATCACCCCATAGTGGGAGTGCTCTCTTACCACTAAAGGTAAACTTGTTACTAAGATCTCTTATCTCACTATAGAATTCCTCACCAACACCATGCACAGGAGAGACATCAACTATAGCAGCAGTAACTACCTTACCATTGGATACAATATCACATCCAAATATAGGTATAGCATAGTGAGGATCAGGAAAAAATACACAATGTAGTATCTTTATCCCACCTATCTCTGCTTCTTCTATATGAATCTTCCTTAACTCAGGTGTCTTAAACATTCTATTACGAATGGTGAGACCATCCTTCTCAACTATACTATGATTACTTGGTAATGGTTCTACATCAGGTAAATCCTCAATAGTACTAAGGATTAATCCACCTATGTCCTCTGTTAACTCACGCATAACTAAAAAAGAATTCCCTGATTATTTTCTCCGACTCTTCTTTACCGAAGGCACTACCTAGATACCCTGATATAGGGTCTAACTTAATCATATACTTATCAAAGTCATGGTAAAAGTTACCATCTTCTCCAGTAGGTTTTCCTTCATCTATTAAATGCTTATACCAAATTAGATATGTCTTAAACATTGGTAGAAAATCATCTACCTCTGATGCTTTACAGTATCTAACGTAAATATTCTTTGAAAAATGATTACCCTTCTCAAAGAATCTATAATCTTTCTCTGCAAATGGTAGACTGTCTACCTCATACAGATAATTCTCTATTGGATGTTGGAAATCAAATACTATTATAACTTTCTTCTCACTAAATCCCATCAAGTCCATACCAAAGCAAGGGATTATCTCGTCTCCTACCTGTGGTGTCTTAGGATATATTATATTGTTGTGTATATTAAGATTTTTTCCGTCCCATATATCTACATGCCTAGACTTGAGGAAGTATTTACCACTGTATAAGTCAGCAGTTAACTTAACTCCTTTCTTATTCTCCCACGTTGCATGATTAGATTCAAATGTTAGGTCAGGAAACGCATCAAAGACTGCTGACCTATAACCAGCCCATAAATCAGTCATGTATTCCGTATGGTGTTAGATCATATTTTGCCACCACTAAAGGTTCACCCTTACGTGGTGTTGGTTCACCTATCTTTGCTAGGATATCAGCTGGTATCTTCTTCATACTAATGTCATAGGGTATGGGTGCGTTAGATAAACATACTCTCACACATTCCCACTCCTCCTCTGTTAATTCATACATCACTGTCGCATATTAGTTTCGATACGACCTTTAATCTGATTCATATCAGCATGGTTATCTTTATCATCTGAATGGAATACTTGATCATATCCACTCTTTTCTATGAGTTTATCTCTGATATCCATTTGACGCTTCTCTTTTGCTATTCTTCTTAAGAAAGCGTAATATATTATCTGTGTGAAATAGGCAAAGGGATTCTTAGATTTAGTTGGGTCAAAGTTATCAATATATTGGACACAATTTTCAACACCATCGGATATCATATCCTCTTTAAACATATAGTTAATGAAGTTAGGTCTATATGATAAGTGTGTTGCTATTTTTAAAAAACATTCAGCAAGATATCTTGATATGACAGGTTTATCCCAGTCGGAAGCACGAGCATCATCAACCGCTTGGCGATACTTAATGATCTCTTCTAAAAACTTTTTGTTGTCAACGTAATGTTGTTTCTGTTTACGTGCCACCTTTCTTGCCATATCTCTATCTCACCTGATTCATTATAAGGAACTAATGTAGTTATGTCAAGCGTTAGTGCGTCTCCAGAAGTCTTCTAATTTAGATCTAAAGTCAGAGACCTTACCAACAAGTCCCATATTTTTATTCATCTCAATCTCAACGTCTGAATTCTTACCACCCTTCTCTTTTCTTAACCACATTTTATACATTAATACTGCTTCCATTGCCATGGGAGCACAAGTTATTACATCATCTTCATTAACCATGTAGAAATCTTCATCGGAAAACATCATCCACTTGATAAGACCTACCGCCATACCTGGCTGTCCCTCCTTCTCCACTTGATGATTAACTGGAGTAGCAGGTTCTTGTATATAAAATACCGTTTTACCTGGTTGAAAGTCTTCTTCGGTAGCAATCATGGATCCCATAACGGTCTCACCTGATCGTAACTTTATTATACCGTAGAATTCTTGCTCATGTTTAATATAATTAATCATTTCCTAAAGTTGATTTTAGTTATATCATAATCAAATTCCTCTTCATCGTATATCTTCATCCTTTCGACAAGATGACGAAGAGTGTAATTATATTGAGACCCTTTAGAGCAGTCATCAGCAATGTCATACAACACTGCCTGTGCTTTATTGTCTCCCTTCCTTAAAACACGTCCTATAGACTGTAGATTCCTCACCCTAGACTTACTAGGGGATGCGAAGATAACATTGTGTAAGTTTCTGATATTAATACCAGTGGAGAAAGTTCCATATGATGCCATTATTATAGCATCCTTTTCGGATTCGCAAATTTTTCTTGCTTCTTCTCTCTCAACAGCATCTACACCACCGTGTATGTAAAAGATCTTACGATCCTTATTTACTTTACTATTTAGTAATTCCCAAAGTGGTTCTCCGTGTTTCTCTATGTAGTTAAAAAGCACCAATGTGTTACCTTCTAGGTCTAGTGCTAGGTTACAGATGAAATTACTACGCTTGGTGTGCATACATAGGTAATCCATCTCCTGTTGGTAATGGTCAAAGGGTACCCACCCATGCTTAAGGACTAGACAACGCACCTTTAATGGTGTAAGATGTCCTTTCTTCATCAATTCAACTGTATTGGTGACCCTATCTACCCTACCAAAGAGTCCTTCTAACACCAGTTGGTGCGACTCCATACCGTCTAGGGTACCAGTTAGTCCTACCTTATACTTCGCATCATAACACTTCGTGAGGATGCCAGTGAGCGACTTAGCTTTATATAAGTGTGCTTCATCCCCGATAACGACATCAAAACGTTCAAAGAACTTCTTGGATTCTTTATAAATGCTCTGCCAAGTACTAATAACGACTGGATTATCAACATACTTCTCTTCACCCGCACTAATCTTGTGGACATAATGCCTGACATTCCAACCATACTCTACAAAATCCTTATACAATTGTTCTACAAGCGAGACCGTAGGAACAATAATTAATATCTGCCTCTTCTTTAATAAGTGCCAACGTACCAAGGCATATATTATCAGAGATTTACCTGACCCTGTAGGGGATAGTAAAAGCTTGCGACGAAATTTAATCGCTGTGTAAATTCCTCGCAGTTGGTAATCTCGGATTTTGAAGGGGATCCTAAGAGCACGAATAAAAGCCGCTGTGCCTTCAGGTGTGACATATTCTTCTACTTCGTTAGGTCTACCATAATATTTATCTTCTACTACCTTATAATCATACCCCTTTTCTTCTAGGTAATCAGTTAGGTAATCAAATAGACCACAATATATTTCTCCTGTACCAGGTGAGTAAAGTCTTATCTTTCCATCCCAATATCTACGTTTGACGGCTGGCATATACTTTGCACCAGGCACTTCAAACTGGAAATGATCAGATAATTCCTTATGTAGATGGGGTTCTGCCTCTACTTTCAGAAAGACTTCATTCTTTTTGTAGATGAGTGTCACCTAATTCCATAATACTTAACAATTTCAATAGTATTCTTGATGGCAAACCCACGTGAATCGATCTGCTTAAGAATCCTATCAACACAATTTATACAAGTTTCTAGGTAATCTATTTTTTGTTTGGCCTTGCACATCTGAGTATCACTATGGATGTACATGTCAAGGTCACCCTTTAATATCTTTAAATCAAAAGGATTTTCTTTGTATACATGAGATGGTGCTTTACCTGAGTAATATTCCCACTTCTCTCTTAGCAATTTTTTATACTTAACCTCAGCATCTGATAGCATGAGTTTAAATTCATTATGTAATTGCACATATTTTGCATGGAGTCTAGGTGTTTCCATACTATCGTTGGCAAGCAACTCTGGTAACTCCCTATGGTCAAAGAATGCTTGTGAATCCTTCTTCCATAACTCTTCAATTTTATCAAGATTCATTAATCTAATTGTTTATTCCGCTTCGTATCTTCCTTAGTTCTGATTTCGTATGCCAAGTAACGGAATGATACCTGTGCCATAGCATATTCAGTACCATCTACTGTAGCATTAAATTCCAATGCATTCAACCCTGTTGGTATTAAGTCTTCAAATACTACATCAAAGTTATGTTGGAAATTACTATTCAATACAAACAATGTAGCGTCTGCATAGAGTAAATTACCACCAAAATTCTGTCTGAATTTATTTAAATACTCTCCTCTTTCAGTACCAAACTCTGGTGTACCTAGTGCACGTATCCAGTTATGGAGAATCAAATAGTTTTCCATATTCTCATCCACTAAGAATGAGATAGTAAGTGGGTCATAGGTACAGAAACCTTCTAAAGGTAACTGTCTAGTAGGTGTTGGTTGCTCTTGAATATTTAAATTCAAGGTAGGAATGTTAGCACTCTGGCAGAAGTAAGATACTTTTGGAAATTTTGCAATAGAAAACTTAAATCCTATGGGTGATAGGAAGTTTCTATTCTCTATTTGCTTGTTCCAGGTTGTCATATCTATACGTTAGTCGGTCCCAGATTCCTCTGGCATGATTGTTATGCTCAACTAATTTCTGAGCCCAAATCCTATCTTCCAGACTAACTTCCCTGTTAAGTTTAGTTTTACAGGCAATGATTGTTAGTCTAAGTCTATAGTCCTTGCTTAACATATTTATATCCGTGGTATATAACTCTTATACTTCTCAACTTGTGGTATAACATCATTCTCTACTCTCTCTACAATCTGATCGATTATATCAACATCAATATTCATAAATGGTGGGATGATACCTAAGATTCTTAATAAACCATCAACAAATAATGCTAAACATGTGAATCCCAGAATCATACTGATGATAGTAGCGTCACGATTATGCTTACGCATGGATTCTTCATCGATGCGTCGTGCTTCTGCAACTGCCTCAGCAATTAGTATATCGACCTCCTCCTTTGTATAGGAGATCTTTCTGATCATTTCTTCTGTCATATGTGTATTGTATCATTACATCCAATATTCGTCTAGTACGTCCAGTGTCCTATTTAAATATTCATCTGCACCTTTACACTCCCACTCACCCTTCTCTCCGATCTCACACTTGTAGTGCAGTTCTCTTTTGAGTTGCATAAGTCTAGAGGTCATAGCAACTTTGTCCAGTCTGCCGTTCATGGCTATACCTATTCTACACTAATATTTAGGTGTCTTAGCATAAAAAAAGACCCCAGAGGGGTCTTTTTGTTGATATCGTAATCGATATTATTACATTAGGTTGTTAACTCTAACACGTCTGTAATAACGGTTAGCATTAGCAGTTAGAGCACCTTGACCTTGGGTTAGACCCTCTGCGAATGGGTTTGCGACCATTCCGTAACGAGTCTTGAATCCAATTTTTGGTTGGAAGGTGTCTTGTCCTACAGCTCTGACCATCTGTAATGGCACGTAAGGGCAGTAGAATAATCCTGCGTCATATGCAGAGCTACCTTTGTATCCAGAAACATAGAAGTGAGCGTCACTTACGTTTGCTGAATAAGGGTCAACATAGACCTTAATGCGTCCGTTTAGGGTTCCAACAAGAGTAGAAGAGTTATCATCTACGTTTCCTAGTCCTCCTACAGCACCATTGATGCCAGAAGAGTAGTCGAGAACTCCAGCCATAGAGAGAGCAGATGCCACATCAGCAGAGCAGATGAGGATGTTGCCCTTCCCACGACGAGTTTCATGCCCGATGGCATTCATGTCTCTTTCGATTTGGAAAAGTAGTCCCTTAAACTTTTCAACTGACCATCTTCCGTTTGAGTCAACGTCGAGGTCAAAAACACCAGCTGTTGCTGTGTTATTCTGTGCACCTGGGCGAGCGATCTTGTAGACTGTTCTTACAACTTCACGGTTGATTTCAGCAAGTACCTCTGTTGAGAGGATGTTTGCCAATTCAGACTCAGCGTCTAGTCCGTGAACTGCCTTCAAGTCTTGAGCAAGCTCTAAACTGTACTCAGCTTTCAAAGCACGTGACTTAGCAGTAACAGTAACCTTCTCAATCGAGAATCCCATCTCGTTGAAGTGGTTGCCAGCTGCGTCACCTAATGCTTCAGACTGAGCAGTAGTCATACCCTGACCACCGATGGTGTATTGTCCTGCACCGTCAGTTAGTAGACCTGGGTTGCTTCCTGTCTGAGTATTAGAAGCAAGACTGTTGCCACTGTTCTCAGATGAATGCTCGGTATCAACTTCGTTGAAGAATGTTTCAACTGCACTGTTGTTGATATCTCTGTTTGTGCCTTTTGTGGATCTCATTGCAAAGATAAGTCCAGTAGGACCTGTCATTGGTTGAACTCCGCAAATGTCGTAAGCGATTAGCTTAGGCATACTACGACGGATTAATGAAATTAGAACTGGGTCGAAACCTGCAACAGGACCTGTAGCGGTGCTACTTCCTGAGTAACCAGTACCACCAAGTGAGTTGGTAGGTGCTGCTTCAGTTACGAGACCTCTCTCTTCTTTCAAAAATCTTTCTTGGTTCTCCAGGAGGACTGATGTTACCGCTTTTCTATAGGTATCCTTAATAGGATCGAGCTCAGAATGCTCTAGAATTGGGTCCCACTTTTCCTGAAGTGCTTCTGCGTTAAACATTGTTAACTGACTCCGTAAGAAATAGATTGTGGATTATTTGCCCCATCTTGCAATGGCTTGTGCGTATGCTTCCATAGCAGTGCCTTGCTCAGGTGCGTTCTCTACTTGGACATCCTCAGTGACAGTTGTCTTCTCAGGCTTTGTAGAGAAATAGGATTCACGTAGTGTAGAAACCTTCGTGCGGAAGGATTCTTCATCGACAAACTCAACAGCTTCTGCTAGAGAAATAAGTTTCTCTTTCTGAGAGAGACTTAAGCCCTCTGCAATCTCTGTCACAATCCCATTCTTAATATAGCCGCCAACCTGCTTAGACAGACCAACGTTTTCTTCAATTGATTCGTTGAGTTTAGACTCCATATTATTAAGCTGACTCTGTAGATCATCTACGAAATCAACTTTCTCATCGGGAATTTCAATGTAATTCTCGACGAAAACTTGCTTAAGACCTTTAAGTACTGACTCTCCCATCTCTGCCTTAATACCTGCTTCAACTTGGAGGTGATTCTTCTTCATCCATGCTTCTACAGCGTATGTAAGGTACTCATCTACCTTCTCAGAGAGGTCTGTCTTTACAGTCTCAATTTCTTCTTCTAGTGCCTTTGCATAGTCTACATGCATGCGGTCTAGTTCTTCATTAAGGCGAGATACTACTGCTGCTTCAAAGATAGTTTTTGCTTTCTCTTTGAATTCTTCTGATAGTTCTTCACCTTCAGTAAGTGCAGCTACGTCAGCAGATAAGTCTACCTCAATAGTTCTTTCTTCCTCTGTTTGAGGATCTTCGGCAATCACGTCACCTTCTGGTTCGTGTCCTGCTTTTACATCACCCTTATCACTAAATTCTGCCTTCTGTGCGGAAGCATCAGATGGTTTAGTTGTAGGTGCTTGGGCGTTTCCACCTGCGATAGTTTTGTATTTGTTACTATCATCTGTTGGTTTGGAATTAAAAGGTGTAGGTCCACCTAAATCTTGTGCTCCACCAAGACGAGACTGATCACCTTCAAGCTTTCCTTGAGGGTCTGCGGGCTTCGCTCCTGCGGTTACACTTGATTCATCCAGAGTTTTAGTATTCTCTTCTGACATTAGAAGTCTCCTTGCGACAAAATGCGATTGCTATAGATTATTTAGACAACCAGATATTTACAGTGATGAAATATACTGGTTTAATGCGGAAAGTTTTACCTCTTCCATTTGATTTAGTGCAGCATTATCAATTCTTTTCTTGATTTGCTCCACTGTTTGCTCTTGAACAGCTCCATTATTATAGATCCATTCCTTACCTTCCATGATACCATTGACAAAAGCGTCAGGTGCGGAAGGATCAGCAACAATATCTGCTGCTGTGGCGAGCATAAAGTCATCCATGACGACTTTAATACCATCTTTTTCTCTTATGGTACCTAAACCACGTGACGATACACCTAGTTTGACACCTTCATCGATAAGATTCTTGGCAATGTTTCCCATTGGTGTATCCAATAGTCTTGCCTTACCAACATAGTTATTACCTTCTTGCTTAAGAGAAGTAATTAGATGTGACACTCTATCTAGGTTGATAGTTGGACCATCTGGGTGACCTAACTCACCAAGTGCACGACCTTTCTCGATGTACTTAGTGTTGTAGTTAGCTGCTTCACGTTGTAAAGTCGAGATAGGATACATCCGACCATTGCGGTTTTTGATTTCGCCTTGCAAAAATACACCCTCGATAAAATGGTTCTTCTTACCATTCTTACCTTCGGTGATTGTTACCTTAGCGGTTTCAATTTCCTCCCTGATCAGTTTCATCTTTTGGTTCCTCGGTTTCGGTTTCAGTTTCAGCAGATGCTTCGGGTGATGCATCCTCAGGTTGCTCGGTGTTTTCAGGACCGTCTTCCTGTGGTTTGAACATAGTTTTACCAATCTCTTTCTTCTGTGTCTCTATGGCATCTAATGCTTTATCATTCATACCTTGGACAACATAATCAGAAAGATCTTTCTTACCCGCAAAAAGTGCGTTAACTATATCTCGTGCTGCTTGTGTTGGCATAATGTTACTTATCAATATTACTATTTAGATATCTCCTTTTTTATAATCCGCAGGACTAATACCTAAGGTTGCGGGATCTGGTTCTGGAGGTTGTAATGCCATCTCCATCTGTTCTACTTCAAGTTTTTGAAGCTCAACAGGTGAAACTAACTTACCCTCTGCTATTTCTGCATCCATCTGTGCTTGAATCTCATTGTATTCAACCTCAGTCTGACGTAACACATGCCTACGCATGTATTCTATAGAGAAATATTTACCAGTTAGCGGATCCATTTGAGCGACTAGATTCATACGCTCATTCATGATCTCCTGCTCTTTCAACTCAGCAAAGTAGTTGTCAGCAATGAAATCAAACTGGATGTGCTCCTTAACTAAGTCCCACTCATCAAGAGTTAGGACACCTTTAAGACAAATTTGTGTCTTAAGTAGGTCAAGGAATAGGTCAGAGAATCTCTTACGAAGTCTGGTTACAAACTTTTGGAATTTAACTTCATCACGTGTGATTTCTGCACTACGTCCTACATTAAAGGAGCTGTCAGATTCTAAACGTGACTCAGGTACATTCAATGCACGGTAGAGTTTCTTCTGGAAGTACTTAATATCTTCTAATTCACCTAGGTTTTGTCCACCTGGTAGAGTAGAAATTTCTGTACCTCTTCCACCCTCACGTCTTGGTAGCCAGAAGTCTTCTAGCATAGACATGAATTTCTTATCGTCTCTTATTTCACCAGTGTCAGCGTTATATACTAACTTATTCCTATAGCGAGACATAACCTCACGGAGATATTGCTCCGCTTTTTGCTTCGGTAGGTTACCCACATCTATATAGAAGATTCTACGCTCTGGTGCACGAGACATACGGTAAATAACCAGTGAATCTTCAATCATTCTCAACTGGTTAGTTGCCTTAATAGCTTTATGTAGATGAGATAGCACATAGTTACGCTGCATATCTAATTGTCCTGAGTGGACAAAGCATACTGCGTCAGGTGCAATTTTTATTCCGTGGTTCTCATACCCACGTAACCCCTTGGGTGAATAAATGAAATACTCTACACTCTTTGGTATTAAAGTATTAACTTCTGGGTCTGCGGGGGAAACCCTGTCTTTTGGTTTATCATATTCAATCACCTTTTTAATCTTTCTAGGGTCGATATACCTAAGCTCAGTGATACCTTCCTGAGGATTGTCAGGGTTAATCATCTTATGATAAAAAAGTCTTCCGTCGATGTACCACCTACGGAAGATATCATATGCTTTCCTATCAAAATCTAGTAGAGTTAATACATTTTCAAACTCTTCACGAATTCTTGTCTTAACTGAGTTACTACCAGGAAAGTGTTCTAAATTAATTTCTATTGTTTTATCGTCTAAGTCACCTGCAATGGCTTCATTAACTATATCTCCGACTGCTTGATCTACCTCTGGATGTAAAGACATCTCACGGTATCTACCAATCAAATCTACATCACTTGCTTTATTAGCCGCATCACCTAGATCTACGTACTGTCCAAAATAACCACCAGCTACAATGGGTTGTGCTGCGTCATCCGAATCTTTCGTTACGAAAGAAGGGCCTAAACCTTTAGACCCCTTCTTCTTTCGATCAAGTGAATAACCAAATAACTGTGCCATTCAACTTATCTCCATTTAATTATATTTATAGACCCTAGTTTAAAGAGGTAGAGTTACCTGTGTTTCTGTCAGAGTCGTATGTCCAGTACTGAACCTGGAACTCAACTGTATACTCTTCTGGAGTATCGTTACTATCCCATGCAAGATCAATTGCGGAAATAGTTGAAGGCCATATACCCTCAAACTTATAAGTCTTAATGACTTGTCCTTGTCTTCCTAATTGTCTTACCCAAGCATTAGTCTGATATTTTTCAATCTGATTTGTGGATTGCTTGTTCTGATGAAGTGCTTGAATCTTAGTAGACCATTCTTCAAACTTATTCCTAAGTGCAAAGTTTTGGTCGTTAAGGACAGTAATTGTCCAAGGTTCAAACGTCCTGTCTCCTGCAATCTTAAGTGTCCTACCTCTATAAGGAACTTCAATAACACCCACTGTTGCTGCGGGTATGTTTGCTGCCTTAATCAAGAAACTTGCGAAACTTGATGAAGATGCATTAGTTCCAAGTGTAGATGCACCACTCTTAGACTCATTGTCTTGTGCAGTAGATCCAGGATCAGCACCAGGATCAGGCTTACCATCTGATGTTACCACATCAGGCCATCCTAAGTCAACCTGAAACAGGTTAGGACGGGCTAAATCGCCAATTTTGTCCCTAAAAGTAAGTATTGGTGTGGAAACTCTAGCATTGGTTTCCTGACCAGGGAGTTTTTCTACTTCATTTGCCATTTTATTTGTCTCCTATTTGAGGTTGAGCACGAAGACGTGCCACGGTTTACTCATTATGATACTAACTCACTGAAGCTTGCTCCAGATCTTGTTGCTGTGAATGTCAATGTGATGAAGTTGATACTACGTGTTGGCTTCACGAAGATTTCAGCATAGAATTCACCACGGTCAATAGACTCGGCAGGGTTGTTAGTGCTGTCGCAGACTACTAAGAAGTCAACGATACCACGACGTGCTTGCACACTGCGTAGGAAAGGCTCAACTATGTTCTTGAATTGTGCACGAGTAAACTCGTCATTTAATTCAAAGAGTTGTGTCTTAGCAGCAGCAGAAATTGCTTCCTCGATGACTAAGAATAACCTTCTTACGTTAATTCTATCGAATGCAGACTGATAAGAAAGTGCAGTCTTATCTCCGAAGAGGACTAATCCTTCTCCAGGGAATGCTACGATTGGGTTAACTCTTGAAGCATAAAGTGTGTCTCTATGATCTTTAAGAGGTGAGTAAGCAAGTTTGATTGCATTAAGTAACTGTCCTCTGTTGAAACCAGCTGGTGAATACCAAGGTTCTTGGTTGATAGTTGTGCTTAATACAAGTCCTGCAACGTCTGCGTTACATGGGATGTAACGATAAACATCATTATACTTGTCGTAGATATACTTGTAGTTGTTATCAAATACAGCATATGATGTGCTTGATAACTGGTCGAAGTAGTTAACTGTTCTTGTTACGATATCAGAAACTCTAGGTTGACCGATAATATCACCACGATAAGGAGATACGAAAGCAATACAATCTTTTCTAGCAGCAGCAATAGAAATTATGTGCTGTGCTTTAGCGATTGTATCATCAACACCACTCATTGATGGACCCATTAGAATGTAGTCTACATCAACTGTCTCAGCATCGTTGAATAGATCGTATGCAGCGAGTGAGTTTGGCCTTGAAACTGTATATCCATCTACACCACCTTGTAGACTATACTTAAGTGTTGCTCTATTCTTTGTACCAAGTAGAGCGAGTGATAATGGATTTGTACCACTTGGGTCATCCATGTTATTCAGAGATGAATCTGATTTAATAAGGTCAAATTCCCTATTAATACCTGACACACCCCATGATCCAGCAGCGTTAGTATCTTTATCATATACCTGTGCTGTTTCATGACTACCCCAATAGAGATACTCAGAGAAATTCTTAATTACATCTTTGTAATAGATGTTATCGCCTTGAGGTGACTTAGCATCTGTTGCTTTAGAAACATTAAGATGCTTCTCAACAACTGATCCAGGAACTCCTGTTACTGCTCCATCTCCATCGATGACTAAGATGTGCATTAAGTCATTGTGTCCACCACGGTCAGCAGTCCATGCTGAAGTAGTAGGTCTTGCAGCTAAGTTAATCCACTTAGCATTTTCTCCGTAAACTCTTGACTCATAGTCAGACTCTACGTTAGCAACAGCGATTGTTGTAGTATTCTTATCAACAACTGTCTGGTTTGCTTGGAACTGAGGTGACCCTTGATTAAGAGCAACACGCAATTCACGAGTTACAGACTCAACAACCCCTGCATCACCAGTGGCAGAGCCAGGTGTGTTAGAGTTATTTGCTAACTCAGAAATTGTGTCTCCAACTTCAATGATGTCAGCAGATGTGGAGTCAACAGTTATTTCTAACTTACGATGCTCTTCATCATATGCAACAACACGTCCAGTAACACCACCACTAACAGCAGTGATATAGTTGTCTGTCTCAAATTTACCTATTAAAGTTGCAGCATCAGCTAAAGTAACAGTAACTGTGTATGAATATACACGACCATATACGTTAGCAGATGAATAGGAAACTTCAGCGTTATTATCAAATTCCCACTCAGCACTTGTTGGTTGAGCAAGATAAAGAATTTGGTCAGGACCAGCGTCTGTTACAAGAACTCTTAGTGAGTTACCGTAAATACCAGCTGTTTTAGCACCCCACTTCCAGTTGTTAGAAGCAGTCTCTACATTAGATTCGTAAGCATCAAGATTCTTAATGAGAGGTGAAGCAACACCAGTAGCAGTTTGCTCATTGATTGTTGTCTTCTGTGATGTAACATTCTGTAGGGTAACAGTAGATCCATCGGTATGAGATGTAGCAGTTGTACCTAGTTGTGCTCTTACAACTGTCAAATCATTACCTGCAACACCAGAAATTTGTAGGATTTCATCGTCAATTCTGATGTAACTGTTAGTACCACCACCTAGTGCAGCAGCAGATGTTACAGTCAGAGTTGTATCAGAATCAGTAAAGGTTGACCCTTCATTGATTGTAGAAGATGTACCAGCAGCTTCGATTAGAGTAATTGGTGCTGATGCAGCGTGACTAACAGCAGAAGTAGAAAGTTGACCACGTAATACAACTACATCGCTACCAGATACACTCTGGATAACCAATAATTCTGAGTCGATTAGTAGTACGTCTGCTACGTCGAAATCTGTTGATGAAGTAACAGTTAAAGTAGTGTCATTTGCACTGAAACTTGTTACTGTATACTGTGCAGTGTCTATTGCGTTCTTTAAAGAATCGTTAGTTGCACGAACTATCTTAACGGTACCACCGTAAAGTAAAAACTGTGCTGCACTAAACCAATACTCGTAGTTATAGTCGGTAGGTTTACCAAATATGCTGAGAAGTTCCTTCTCGCTAGTTACATTTGTTATTTCCTCGACAGGACCTTTCTCAAACGCACCAACGATTGCAGCAATATTATCTACTGTTGCATTTGCGACGGTGGTCAGATCTCTCTCAAGAACAACAACTCCTGGTGAAAGCTGTGTCGAAGCCATGTGTGATCTCCTGAATGAATTCCAATTCGGATGCTGAAATTATTTATAGAAATGTATATTTACGAGAGGTACTCCCACATATATGCCTTATCTCCGTACTCATCTGTCTTCCAAGTGTCACCTTCCGCATCCGTGAAGGTCTCCTCGTACCCAACTCCGTCATCGATAAAACCAAACGGAGCCATGTCCGCTTCTATACCATCTTTTTGCTCCTGATACATGCGGAGACGTACGTCATCGTCATGTAATTCTCTGAAGTAATCTGTGGTTGCTAACCATGCGAAGATAACTAAGCACATTGCTAGGTCATCGTTACATCCTTCCTCAGCTTCCCATGCTGGACCTCTCTGAATGAATGTAGTTAGCTCTGCCATAATATCATAGTCTTTAAAGATGAGTTTATCATCTTCAATCAACTGTTTTAGGTTAGAGCAACCAGTTTTCTTGACTGTTGTGCTCATCTTAACCCCTAGTTGTACCTTAGTACCACTAAATCCTTGTCCTACTACCTGACCTGCCCTACCTCTCATGGCACACATGAGTAAATTCTCGTATTCTAGGTCAAATTGTATAATATCTGCTACCTGTCCACCAATATCATTAACTTCTATCATTATATACGCCTGGTTATATGCAGTGGCGACCCTATGAATGATATCTGGGAATAATAATGGTTTAATCTTATTGTTTCTATACTTTGCTACCACCATATAGGGTATTTCTGTGGTATCAATGACTGTAAATGCAGAATAATCCTTAGTTAGACCTCTAGCAACGTCAACACATATGTGATATGAGTGTCCTTCCTCTGGTTCTTCATAGACTGACAGTCCTGCTTCCTTCTTAATAGGTTCTTCATAGACTAAAGTCTTTAATTTAGTACTACTGATGAGAGTATTAACAGATCCTAGGAATTCACACTCAAATTCTTGGTTGAATTGCTCCTCTGATGTGTTTCGTATCGTCTCTTCTTTCCATTTAGCATCTCTACCAGGTACCTGTTGCCAGTGTACCTCTGTTGTAGTGTATTCATTCTGTCCTTTCTCTGCGTCATGCCACAGTTTATAGAACATATTCATACCCTTGGGGGTAGATATGATTATAACCTTAGTGCTCTTACCAGAAGATATAGTAGGATAGACAGAACTAAAGAACTCGTCAGCAATATGCGTCGGAATAAAGGCGAATTCGTCCAAAAATATAATGTTAAAGGACATACCCCGAACAGCACTTGCAGAAGTAGAAGCAGCCAAGATCTTACTTCCATTCTCCAACTCCAAGGAACCCCTGTTCCAGTTGACCACACCTTGTTGAAGCCATTTAGGGAGATTTTCGTAAGAAAGTTGTAAGCGACCCAACATTTCTCTTGCAGTGGCTGCTTTGTTTGCGAGGATTGCGATGTTGACATTATCATTAAAGATTGCGTACCACAAAAGATATGCAGTAACCACTGTAGACTTACCTGACTGACGTGGTAGCTTTGCTATATTGAATCGATGCTCATGGAATCGATTCACCATGTCTTCTTGGAAATCGTACAGGTCAAACCCAACTATACCTTGATCGAGGTTAACGATCTTGATATAGTTACGAATGAAATAAACAGGACTCTCGCTACACTTTATAAACTCCTGCACCTGATCAGGTGTGAAGTTAGTGTTAACGTTAGCCCGTTTGAGATTGGGGTTACCTAGATATATCTCCTGCTTTTCAGCCATTGGCTTCTTTGATTGCCTCTACGATAGTCCTTTTCAATTGATTCTGTTTCTTTCTACCGATGCCAACAGATGCATCTATCTTTACTTTAACCCAGTAAAGACCAGTTAAAACGAGGATAAATGGGATAGCATCTCCCCATGAAATTTCATTCCATGCCTCTACGACATTTAATACAGAAAACATTAGTATAATCCTGGTAAGTTTGCAGCAGTGGTAGATTGAATTCCATCACCTACCTCTGGTAGTGGGTCTCCCTCACTTGGTTCCACTTCAATGGTACCATTTGCTTCTCTGATTGCTCTCAGTGATGCAAAATCTTTACGCTTCGTACCTCCATCATACTCCCAAGCATATCCTTCTTCGATCATCTGTTCGTTAAGTGATGTCTCAGCATCGCCAACGTATAACCAACCAAGAAGCCTACCATACTTACCCATGCCACCTTTAAGTTCAGTTCTAATGGTAAGTTCATCGTCTCCTTTAATTGTATCTTCTAAAGTTCCCTTCATCCAGTTAGTAGCATCTATTCCTAATGCCTTCTCTTCTAGATCTCTAGTCCTCTTCTCAGGAGTATCAATACCAGCTATTCTTACACGTTCGTGCTTATAGATATCAAATCCTAAATCTATTACTACGTCAATGGTATCTCCATCAACTACTTTTACTATCTCCGTCACTCGGAAGTTGTAGCAACTCTTCCTCGACGGTGGTGTCATCTTTCCCATTGGGGTACCAATCATCATACTTAAATATGTATACGATTACCACCCCTACCGCAATGAGTAGTATTGCGATCATCCAGATAACACCCCACACAACCATTAGACGTATGCTTCAGCAGCAAGTCTAAATGCTAATCCTAGAGAAACTCCCATCACTGTGAGTCTACTCATCCACCACATTATCTCATGCTTATGCTTCGTAATACGACTCATAGCTCCATACCCATGGTACAGTAATCAATAAAATGAGGATGCTCCCTTAGACCAGGGACATCCTCTTTTGAATTCTTTATTGCTTCATATGCATCTTCTGCATACTCACATATTTCATAGTGATTGCGGCTTGTATCGTGGTAGCCAACCGTATAGTGGGACATGATAGTTTCAACTCCACTAAGTTTCAAAGTATGTAAGTATTTATACTTTTTTGTCTTGTTTTTGTATCTCTTTTATGCGTTTCCTGACCAATTTAGCATACAAAACATCCTCCTTTGTCCAAAGGTTTTTGTTTGCTTTACGTTGTTTAATTATCTTCTTCGCTACCTTCTTGTCTTCGGTGTCACTCATTTATTCTTGCTGTTGTTGGGGCTCTGAAATACTTATTTATAACCTCAACCTGATCATGGTATCTTGATATCTTATCAAGCTCTTGACCGATTGCTTCGGTGATATCAGAATGCTCTCCAATACCAGCTGGATGTTCTAGGTAAACATTGACGTTTGCCTTATGCTTTTCAATTTCACCTTGAGCATGTGCCAACATAGCACGTAATAGTTGCTCTCTCATATGTAATGTACCCATGATTTTATTTGTTGTGATTAGGATGCTTGGGGCAGTTAGCCTCATGCTGTTTTATATATCTCTCTGGGTCTGGGTGACCTTGAGGAGGTGTCAGTCCACAGTGCTGACATACTAATTTAGCCATAATGGTAACTCGGTTTGTTTGTCTTCTTAGATAAGTTTTTACTTCTGACCTTTGTACCAGATGTCTCACCGTATCCCTTAGGATGTTTACCAGCTTTTGTCTTACCTAACTTTTCTGACTTGCCTGGTTTCTTAGACTGGGTGTCATGTAAACGTGCTGGCTTATCCTTATCTTTAGTTATAACACTTTCTTGTCCATGTTTACGACCCAATCGTCGCATAACTTTACCAAAGCGTCTCTTACTCATACCTTTACCTGGTGAGGTTTGGTATGATACTTCACGTCCAGTACCTTCTTTACCATCCTTCTTATATTTGTATTCACCTACTCCCTTCTTATATCCTATTCCTTTCTTCTTGAGGTCTTTTTCGAGCCCCTTGCGGGACTCTTTATTCTTTTTTGCGTCTGTACCTCTGTCTGCACTAATGTTTCCAGTGGTTTGTGTCTTAGACTTACTCATCATACGAGTAGTGGGGTTACCTTCCTTAAGAAATTCAGAGAATCTCTTGAGTCCTTCTGGTTCGTGATACTCCCAGTGACCTTCTTTCACATGGTCAGCAGCCTTGTATAGAGGTTTACCTGTCTTGGCATTCTTCTTACCTGACTTGTATCCTTGCCATGCAGGTGTGTTACCTTTCTTGTCAGCATTGGTAACAGTATACTCTTCCTTTGCTTCAGACTTTCTTTTCTTAGCACTTGCTGTATAGAATTTAGCTGCTTGCTTGACTCGCTTCTTAGCACCTTCTCTATCGCCAGCTACTGCTTTCTTACCACGGTCTTTATCAGCAGCCTTAGATGCATCTAATAGTTTATCAGCAGATAATTCACTGATTACTTCTTCGTTTTTCATAATAGCTCCTTTACCATGTTTCTTTTCAATGTTTTTCTTAACGATGTCGAGAGCAGTAACACCCTTACCGTGCTCCTTCTCTGCTTGTTTTTGGTAAACAGTTTTACCTTTGGATTTCTTACCTCCACCGCCAGAGGATCCACCACCACCTTTCCAAGTACCTCTTTCTAGTTGCTTGTCTCTCCAGTGGTCATATCCCTCCTCTGGGACATACTCTTCTCTCTTATATGCAGGTACTTTAGCACCCTTTACACCACGACGTGCTTTGTGCTCTTCCCTACGTTTGTCAATAGTTTTCCCTCTCTTACCTTCAGGGTCAAACATACCAGGTTCACCGTGACCTGGACCTGCTCTTCTGTAGTTTCTGATAGATGCTTTACCGTAATCGCTACGACCTTTATCTACCTTTGCCTCATCTACAGTCTTCTTTTCTTCCTTTTTCTTATCTTTCTTTTTCTTAACAAAAGCAGCAGCAGCACCTTTAGGTTTACCGTCTCCCTTATAGAGACCCCAAGTTGTACCTTCCTGCTCAAACTCTTCATTCTTAGGATTCTTATTGACTCCTAACTTACCATCAGGATCAGTAGCTCTCAATGCTAATCTCCCTGTAGCGGTTTTGATTCCAGTAGCTCTCTTACGAGCTTTCTTTTTACCATCACCACTGAAGGCTAAATCATTTGTTGCTTTTTGACTGTAACTTAATAAAGTTGAATTCTTCAGCTCATTAAGTTGTGAGAAAGATAACATGTTATCCACCAACGATTTGGACTTGCTCTACGATTACATCAGCACTACCTGCTGTTAGTTTAACTGCTCTATTAACTTGAGGAGTTTCACCAGCTATTAGTTGTGCATCAGCATTACTATAGTCTCCACTAGCACCAGATGAATCGATGTTAGTAGTAATAGTAGTATCAGTTACAGAAGCAACTGCTTTACCCCCACCTACAACAGAAACAAATGCTGCTGCGAAGTTAGAGTCACCACCATTCTGAGTAGAGATATAATCTCCAGCCACAAATTTATGTGCAGGAGTACCACCACTTTCTACAGTGATAACCATAGGGTTAGCATCAGTTGCAGATGCAATTCTTGCGTTTGCAGGTTTGCCACATGAGATTAACTCAGGGACACCTGCTGCGAGGGTGATTGCAGGTCCAGCGTTAACTTGTATTGAAGACGCTGAAGTTGCAAGGACACGCAGTACACCAGATTTAACTGTGATGTAGGCAGTACCCGAACCACTTACTGTTTGCGTATCAATAACATTTAATACTGACATGTTTAAAGAATACCTTTACTAGATTATTTATCTTGCTTTTGTTTTAAGAATTTAGCAAGTTCTGCTGTGCTACCAACAAACATGGTGTTGTTGGTGACTTGTTTATCAGATGAAGATCCTTTCGGATTCTCTATCTCATTAACTTTTTTATGAAGGTCTGCAAGTTTATCAGCAACGTCACCGACATGTTTGATAAGTTGTCCTGCTACTTCATATGCTCTTGGTTGGTCTGACTCTTGTGCTAACTCAAGTATACCATCAACTGCTTCTTGACCTTTTTCTATTAGAGAATATAAATTACCTCTTGTATAGTCATAGTCTTTCCTCAGTTGTTTTTTAGTATCTTGTGCGACCTCAAGTGCCTTATCACTGCGTTTAACGCAACCACCTTCATTTTCAACAATGGAAGTGTCCACGTTCATTGCATTTTCAATAGCTTCAAAATCACTCATCTTGTCCTGTCACTGGGTTATACTGTTTAGCATCTACAAACTCACTGGTCATCTCACTGAATCCAAAATCGTCATCTGCGTCAGCAGTGATTGGATCAGGTGTTACCTGATATCTAATCTCACGTGGTGCATTAGGTGCATTCTTAGTATCAGCAGTGTAATCAACAATAGCCTTCTTGATAACCTCTCCAGACTTGTCTTGGACTGGACCGTATAGGTAAGTCTTAGCAACAAACTGTAAAGTATATACCAGAGTCCTACGAGTATCGTAGTCACCCTCATATACATCCTGATAATCTATAGATGTTAATGTAATTGGATAGTCCTTCTTCTCATCCATAGTAGGCACAAGGTTTAGTGTGATACTAAAACTTGGTTGAAAGTAAGGTAATATCTGCTCAAGAATCTGAAGACCATCGTCTTGATTCTTTGCCATGATTGCCAATTCAAAATTCAAATTATATGGTATTGGCATAAAGGATTTAAACTCTTTACCATCAGCTTGAGTAGACCTTAAATACTGAGTAGGAGATACCTTACGAGTAGCATCATAATTAAACCCTTGTATCTCAAAGGAGATACGAGGTAGAGTAATTTGAGTTGTAGTCTTATTAAGACCTACCTGTTGCAGACGTTGTAGAAATTTCTGACGAGGACCATATGCCAGAGGCACTTTCATAACTTCTGTTTTACCAGATGTTACCCTACGAAGTTCAATATTATTAAACAGTGTACCGAAACCGACCACTGTCTTCTTAATAATTTCGTGATATGAATAAGTTCCTAACATTAGATACTACTTCCTTTATTTCCAAACTCACCAAAGGGATTGCCTTCAGTGAAATCAATGATACCATCTGCCTGTGTCTCTATGACAAAGTTGGCTTGTGATTCGTCATTCACATTATTTAGTGTATTATATGTAGCAGAAGTCCACGCAGCACTAGATGTATTACCAGTAAGAGTCTCAGGTATACTGAAGATTCCTGACCTATTGTATACAACTAACTGACGTGTAGCACTATTCCAAGACTTAACAGTAGCAGTGACATTAGAGTTACCACCTGTTACAATCTCCTCAGCAACGAAGTCTCCGCTACCACCATCAGCAACGTTAACACTTATTGCATTGGCATAATTGACCTCCACTGCATCAACTTCTGTGATTCCTGTGTCGATATCTTCGTCGCTGTACTGGAAGAGTTCACATCTGAGTCCCCAAGTATATTGTTTACCCAACGTGAAAAATGGTACTTCATACTCGACAAACTGGATCTCAAAGATCTTATTTGCCATCGGGAAGTATACGAGATCGCCTTCATTTGGTCTACCCTCCACTATTAAGGTTGCGTTATCATCTACCGCAGTAGTGAATCTTGTTCTTGAGATAACAAACGTTGCCTGATCAGCAATTTGGACTCCGAATTTGGAGAACATATCACCGTCTCCTCGGAATCCTGTGTTGTCTTCAATGTATGCTTCTATCTCAAATGCTCCCTCAAACTTCGACATTGTATCCTCACCGAATACACTATCAGTTTTAACTAAAGTCCTTGGGATATAATAAACATTCTTACCGTACATCTTAATCTGCTCAATGACAAGACTTTCATGCATGTCTTGCTCACCTGTAGTTCCTTGAGTAAAATAAGGGTTAGTAGCCATGTTATCCTATCATGTCTAATGGTGGAGTTTCCCACTGTTGTCTGAGTTGCTCATCCAAATCTTTTAACTCTTGGACTGCATCATTATAAATCATCTCTCCGTTAAGAGTGACACCACCTGGCATCTGGACGTTTTGGAATTTGGTCATATTAGCACCCCACTGCTTCTTAATCTTAGCAGCAGTGTAATCCTTGACCCACATGTTGTCATATATCTCTGTCCATGTGAGAGGATCCAATGCTCTCCAACATTTAATAACAAAATACTGATCTAATAATACATCTGCTTGCCAATCCATATCAAGATATAATCTATTCTGAGTAGCAATATAACGAGTAGGTTTGATTCCTTCTAATAGAAAATCAATTGTACCCAAGTGTTGCTGAATCATATAGTAATGATAGAACTGTGTAGATGTAAAATCATACAAGTCATTCAAACGCATCTGATATCTAATATCAAATATGTTTGCAGTACCCTTATCAGTGAAGGAGAATATTCCTTCAATGGAAAGTATATGTTGTGGTATTTCTATATAAGTATTTGATTCCAACCACGTGGAATTTCCAGCTACTGAAGTAGTTGTAGTATCATTAGTATCCTTTGCCCTATCAAGATCCGCCTGAGTTATCTTATGCTTTAGGTAGACTCTTTCAGCACCATCATAATGGAACTGTTGAAACTTCTGTAAGGTATAATCAATAGCGTCATCGCATTGATCATCAGAGACGTTGATCTCTAGTACAGGTTTACCTAACCTGCGTAAAGCATATTCTTTTAATTCAGCTTTTGATGTGGGTGTTGCCATTATGCTACAAGTACGTAGGTGTTAGATGTGGTATTGAAATACATCTCTCCAGATGCAAGTCCAGAACCAGCATCGTTTGCTGCTGAAACAATACCAAGAGCAGTGCGAAGTAATGCAGCAGTTAAATTAGACTGGACAAATGCTGTGGTAGCAATCTGTGTTGTGTTGGTTGCTTGAGCAGCAGTAGGTGCAGCAGGTGTACCTGTCAGTGTAGGAGATGCTAATGGTGCAGCATCATCTGCTTTAGTACCTTGTGCAGCAGTAGCGAAGTCACCTGTAGCAGATTGAGCAGCAGTACCAAGTCCAAGAGTTGTCCTTGCAGCAGCAGCGTCTGCGTCATCAATTAGAGTTCCACCGAAGGTGCTAACAGCAGAAGCATCAAGTTTTCCAGTAATACCTGCTGTTACACGAGCATCAGCACGTGCATCGGTGTAGTAAAGATTACTTCCTTCTGCAAGGTCTCCAGTATCAGCAGCAGCGATACGTGCATCTGCTCTAGCATTAGTGAAGTAAAGGTTAGATGATCCTTCAGATAGGTCATCTGTATCAGCAGCAGCAATTCTTGCGTCTGCTCTAGCATCTGTGTAGTAAAGATTTGTGCCTTCAGATAGGTCAGAAGTTGACTTACTTGATAGGTCAAGGTTTGCACCAACTTGTAATGCAATACGAGCATCACCACGAGCATTAGTCCAGTAAAGGTTACTACCCTCACTAAGATCTCCAGTGTCAGCAGCAGCAATTCTTGCGTCTGCTCTAGCATCTGTATAGTAGAGGTTAGCTCCCTCTGCCAAATCTGCTGTACTCTTACCTCCAAGACTTGCGTCGAAACGTCCCTCTGTATAGAAGATATTGGTAGATCCTTCAGTTACATTATCAGTATTAATATCTGCCTGTGTAACAGATAGAGTGCCACCACTATGTGTTATACCTGTGCCATATGTAAAGTGTGTCCTTGTTCTGGCAGCAGTGGTAAAGAGATTTGTTGATCCCTCAGTGATGTTATCAGAGTTAACATCTGCCTGAGTAACAGATAGTGTGTATGTATTAGCACCATCGTCATAGACCTTAGTAACACCAGTACCAGCAATGATTAGAGCATTGATTCTGTCATCAACTCTCTCATCTGTATAGTATAGATTTGATCCTTCAGCAAGGTCATCAGTATCATGGTTAGATAGAGATGCAATAGTTGTAGGAGTTGTGTATGAGAATACACCAGTAGCAGCATTATATGCTATGTCTCCAGTAGCACTAACATGTCCACGAGTCCTAGCAGCAGTGGTGAATAGATTAGTAGAACCTTCAGTTACGTTATCAGTATTAATGTCTGCCTGAGTAACAGAAAGTTCTCCACCACCCGATAACTCAACACCGTTACCATACGTGAAATGAGTCCTCGTTCTAGCTGCAGTGGTGAAGAGGTTGGTAGATCCTTCAGTGAAGTTGTCAGTATTAAGGTCTGACTGGACTGCACTCAAGGTGAGCATATTACCTGCATCATCATATGTTGCAGATATACCTGTACCAGCGTTGATTAGGTTGTTAACCCTATCATCAACTCTCTCGTTGGTGAAATAAAGATTTGTGCTTCCTTCAGTAAGAGCATCAGTATCATGGTTAGCAATACTACCAACCTGTGACTGGAAGAATGTCAATGCTCCAGTAACGTTTAAGTTACCTTGAATCTCAAAGTCAGTAACTGATTTAAAGTTAGTAACTGTAAGAGTATTAGTTGAAGGATTGTATTGTAAGTTTGAAGAGTCTGTCCTGACTTCAGTGTTACCAGATGTAGTAGAAACAAAAGTAGGATAGTATGTCAAGTTTGATGTAGCAGTCTCAGTTACGTCAACCAACGATGCTGTGTCTGCATTACCAGTTAGGTCACCAGTTACGTTACCAGTGATTTGTCCTGTTACACCAAGTGTGCCACCTATGGTGGTGTTGTTTGTTACGTCAAGAGTGCCAAGAGTTGAAGTACCAGTTATCTCAGCATTACCAGTTGTGGAATGTAATGTAACCTTGTCAGTGCCAGATCCATTCTGAAGTTTTAATGTCTTACTACCACCTCTCAATACAAGACTATCTTTGAATAGTGAAGTTGAATCGACAGTAAGTGTGCCATCTAATTGCTGATTACCATCTACGTTAAGGTCAGCATCAAAGTCTACATTCTGTGTGACATTAAGAGTGTTAGTAATAGTAGTAGCACCATTAACATCTAAGGTACCAAAGATGTCAGTATTACCTGTAAGTCCTGCAACAATAAATTTGTCAGTGTTAACTATAATCGAACCTGTGATATTAGCATTCGATGATAGGTTAAGTGTGCTGATAGCAGCAGTCCCTAATGTAGTTGTGTTGGTAACGTTAAGAGTACCAAGAATAGTTGTATTTCCAGATGCACCTACAACTGATAAGGTAGGAGCATTGTTTGGACCCATATAGAAGTCTTCACCGAAGAAGACATCCTTATTAATAACTGCACCACCTGTCACGTTAAACGCAGCAGTGTCAATTAGGTTAGAAGGATTAGTAGCATTAGTAACGGAGGTAACACCAGTGATACCAACAGTGTTAGTAACATTAGTAGCTCCATTGACATCCAGTGTTCCTTGAATATCCGTGTTACCTGATGCTGAAGCAACAGTGAATTTGTCTGTGCCATTATCTAACTGAATCTTAAAGTTCTTATTGTCAGCATTCAATACAACATCGTTTTGGAATGTTGCAGTGCCATCTACATTTAGAGTGCCATCTAAATCAGTTGCCTGAGTTACATTGAATGTATCATCAACAGTTGTAGCACCCTCTATGTTTACAGTGCCTTGAATATCTGTATTACCGTTGTCTGTATCAATCTCAAACTTGGTTAGACCAGCAGCATTCTGAATAGAAACTAACTTATTATCTGCCTTGACTGTTAGAGAATCAGTGATAGTAGTTAAACCACCAATGTCTGCTGTGCCAGATACAGTGACGTTATCATCAATAACTGTCTCTCCTGTATTAGAGTCAAGAGTTAAGTTACCAGAAGAAGTATCAATTTCAGATGCACCTGCTACACCAATACGGACGTTATCAGCAGTGATGTCAGTAGAAGTGACTGCCTGATTGAATGTTACTGTACCTGTAAAGGCATGAGCATCACTAGAGTTGTTACCAATCTGTGTGTTACCATCTACATCTAATGTACCTGTAACAGTTAGGTTATCATCAACCTGAGTCTCTCCAGTGGCAGAGTCGAGGATGAGGTTAACGCCAGAAGTTGTGCTAATCTCACCATCAGAATCCACGCCAATGGTAACAGAATCAGCAGTGATGTTTGTTGATGTAATGGCTTGGTTGAAAGTAATTGTTCCATTAACCACATGATTGTCACCAGAAGCATCCCCGATAGTAGCATTCCCATCAACTGTAAAGGTACCATCGACTTTAGCATTTCCATCTACGTTTAAATTATTGTCTACATCAAGGTCATCAGTTACATTAACTGTGCCTCCGTCAGAATCTAGTATTAAGTTACCAGCAGTAGTACTGATCTCATTAGCAGCATCAACACCGATCTTAATCTGATCAGCAGTGATATCTGTAGAAGTTATTGCTTGGTTAAACTGGACAACACCAGTTACTGTGTGTGAATCACCTGCTGCATCACCAATGGTAGCATTACCATCAACAGTAAGTGTACCTTCAATGTTGGTATTACCTGTTGAAGATGCAACGCTAAACTTATTAGATACTGCAAAGTCATTTGTGACATCTAAAGTTCCTGTGATGTCAACGTTACCACCGAATGAACCAGCATCTCCTACTACTAGGTCATC